GAAGATAATCCTATTGATATTGCAGGATTAGTTTTATCACGTATGGGTAGTGCTATTCATGCTGCTGTTAATCATTAGATATGGACTATAGCACAACCCTGTCTTATATAATCTATATGTCTCGACAAATAAAACACTCAAAACAAAAAGCGGCATGTGCCGCTTTTTTATTGTCATTAGAATTTATTATTTTCTATAAAATTTAAACACATTTTTGCAACCTTTGTGCTCCATAATAAATTCACATGATCCACATGAAGACATGCATAGTCGGTAATCTTTAGTGTGCTGTTACAATTCTCAGAAAGTCTAACAACTCCATCATGAATAAAGTTGTCGCCTAAAATCATTCTTCCTAATATAATGAGTGGGTTCCAATAAGATTTATGCTTATTGCCGACAATTACACCAACTTTGCATTTTTCAATAATATTATATTTAAGCAATGAAGATTTATAAGATAATTCCTCAACTATAGGAAAAACATTATTTATGATAGGTATTTTTAGTAAAAGTTTATTAGCAAGTAAGGCCCCAGAGTGAGGAGAGCCCAATGTTATTATTTGTGATACTTTACAATTTATACGCTTTGATGATGCTAGTTTTGCTGCTAACACTCCTCCCAGTGAATGTCCGATTATGCAAACGTCGTCAGAATGGAAAAAAGAAGAATTAAATAAACACTCTAAATATCTTAATATTTGATGTATATTAGAGGTTATAGAATAATATGAAAAAACATGCGTTTGGTAATCTGAAAAAATATTGATATAAGTTTTAAGAAAACTCATTGTTATACCATGACTACCTAAACCATGTAATAATACTACGTGTTTCATAAATGGTCTCCTGTGTTTTATGCTATAATAAAAAAGGATACACCATAAAAAAATAATTACAATAGAGGTAATAACATGCAAATGAATAAGAATATTTTAGATATATTTGAAAAAGCAAATGTACTTAGGGAGACTGCGCAAAATGCCACAAAAGAGCAATCGGATGCTGCTGTTGTAGTAAAAGAAAACAAGCAGTTGTCTGGTTATATTGGTGTAACAGGAATAAGAATAAGAGATGATGGCACCATAACAAAAAATGATTATCTAAAAACATTACAGATAGATGAAAACGCATACGCTGGAATGTCTTTTACTGACGAAGAGGTTGCTGCAATCTCATACACAATGAAAAGGCAGTCAAGCGGGATAAATTCATCAATACCAATAAGATGCACTGGAGATATGTGTCCATTTAAAAATTCATGTCCATACTTTGCTATAGGAAAAGCACCAATAATGAAGCCATGTCTGGTAGAGGCACAACTTATACATCATTGGACAGAACAGTATATGGACGAATTCAATGTTGATCCTGCAAATATAACAGAATTACATATGGTGTCAGAACTAGCTGAGTTCAATGTATATGAAATGCGAATAACAAAATATTTAGCAGAAAATCATCCAACACTAATGCAGGATGTTGTAGTTGGAATAGACAATACCGGCACTGTTATAGAGAACCAAGAAATATCAAAGGCGTTTGATTTAAAAGATAGAATAAAAAGAAATAGGATGAAAGTGCTAGAAGCATTGATGGCTACAAGAAAAGAAAAAATGAAGATTGTTTCAGAAGTAATAGGTGGATCTACAAGTTCGCAAAAAATGGCAGAGCTTAAATCTAAAATTATGTCTCTTTCACAAGAAGTCAAAATGATGAAGGCAGAAGATGTAGAATTTGTAGAGGTTTAAATGAAACGCAAAAGCAATCATGTTTATTTTAATAGCATCAACAAAGAGACAAGTATGTGCAAGTATAAAACTGGGAACTTCTATTCCAAAAAAAATCATAGTAACTTTACATATAGATCTGGATATGAATACGCATACTTTGTAAAGCTAGAAAAAGACAGCTGTGTCATAAATTATGTAGTAGAGCCATTTACTATTCCATATATTGATGAAAAAGGAAAAAAGAGAACATATAAACCAGATATAGTTGTACTAAGAGTTGATGGAACTATGGAAGTAATAGAAATAAAACCAAAAGCAATGTTGGTTAATGCAACAGTTCAAAGAAAAGCATCTGCTGCCAAAAGCTTTCTAAAAAGAAATTTTAAAAATCACATTATAGAATATAAATTTATTACAGAAGAAGATATTTTTAGCAGCTACCAAGAATACTTAGAGGTTATTAAGACAATATGAGTATAAAAAAAAGAATACTTTCCTTTGACATAGAGACATCTTCACTAGACCCACATGATGGCTTTGTTTGGCAATCAGGCTTTGCTTCTTATAATGAAAATGATATACAAAAATCAGGATTATTTTTTGACCCAGATAACTCAACAAACAGAGAAGCTGCATTAAGAGGATCGTCGTTTGGTGAAAAACAATTTCAAGCAGGCGCATTTACTGAATATTTAGCATCAAGCAATAATAAATCACAGGCAGGATTTATAACAAGCGTAGTTGATAAATTAATAGAAGAGCATAAAAATGGCAGAGATATTCTTTTAATACAAAATGCAAACTTTGAGAGAAGATGGTTAGAGGCAGTATCAGAAAGCTCTGATTCGTCAACAGAAGATTTTAAAAGACTAAATGCAATAATACATCATTCTTATTCTGTCAACAATAAACCGTCATTACATCCATCTCCAAAGATAATGGAGTTAAGAAATGCTGCGCTAGGAAATTATTATGATTTTCTAAAAACTGGAAATACTCAGGGCTTTGATATAGCAGCATCTGCATACAAGGACATAATGTCTGAATACAAATCTTATTTTTCCACAAATAATGGAAAACTTAAGATTATAGATATGATGGATGTCACTAGAGGACTATTATTTAAGTTAGCAGAAGAAGGCTACATAGATAAAAATATGTCTCTAATAGGCACAAGCCAGAGCTTCCTTAGCAGTATATTTTTAGATAGGCCAGAAAAGCATTTAGCGCCAGACGATGCAGGAGATGCGTTAGAAATATTCTCAAGACATCTATTTTCAATGTACGATGAAGTTTCATCTGGGAATATATCACATTCAAGCAAGCTACTTATAGCAAAACTAAAATCTGGGCAATCAAAAGAGGCAAGAAATCAATTTATAAAATCAATGATAAGAGCAGTAGATGAAGGTTCATCAACTGGTGGCTACAGATACACTGGAAAGATAGGAACAGAAAGTAGCGGAAAAATAGATTTTATAGATAACGAAACTGGCACAAGACATACAGCAAACAGAACATTTAGAAATGGATTGTTTACACTAAGAACAGAAAGCGACCTTGATCTTATACTAAGCGATGTTGCAGAAAGATACAACAGCGTTACATTTGATAAGCATGATGCGCAAACTATACTTGCGAGCATAATGAACAAGGGCACAAACAAAGAAAAGATAGAATATCTTAAATCCTTAGAAGATACCGCAAGTATTCCAATACCAGAACAAGAAGCTGACTATAGGAATGCATGGTCGTATATTAAGCAAAATAAAATAAAGGCAACTATTGGGATAGGTTCTGCAATAGGAGTAACTGCAATGATGCTTAGCGGAGACACAACAGACTCAAAAGCGCAAAGAAAATATTCGGAACAGGAAAAATATTTAGAGTCTAATATAAAAATGTATAATACAATTCCACAATATCATGGCAGCGGCTTTGCAGACTGGAATGAAAGAACAAAACATCATTATTATTGAGTAGATCATGGATAATAATTTTTTTAAAAAGTGGAAAAATGCTGGACCAGATGAGGTTCAGGATTTTAGCTTAATGAAGGGATATGACTTAGCAGGACCAAAAGAGCATCTTAGCAGAGCAGCATCGTTCACATTTGGAAGTGGGGCTTATCACGCAGGAAAAGAGAACTTTAAAAACGCGTTTGGATTTTTAACATCACATCAAAAAAGCAGCTTCATGAACAGAATGCTAGTGCCTCTTGGCGCCGCATATATGGGATTTTCAGCAACGATGGATGGTAATCCAGATGACTTCTTTGCTCCATCATTAGGTTTTGCTGCAGGATTGACAGTTGCAAGGCCAACAGCAGAGATTGGACATGCACTGGGGAAGACTTTAAAAATGGGAGGCATGTCAAGGCTTGTTGGATGGGGAGCTGGTGCTGCTGCCGGGCTTGGTGTTGGCGCCGCCACATATGTTGGCACATCTGCAATGATACAGAGCTACAAAAATAATAATTTTGTACAAAAAGCAGTAATGCCAACAAATAAAGATCTAATGACAACAAGTGGACTGCAGACAAATAATACGTTAACAGCTAGACAAAGAGCACTGTCTAAGCTTTCAAGATCAGGATTAAATGATCGTGGACAGCTTTTAGGCGCGGAGAGCATGATAATTAAAGGGCTAATGTAGGAATAATTTTATGACAGAAATAGGACGTTTTAATGGAGCCACTGGAGACTCTAAACAGTTGCACGAGATTCCGTGGAAAGAGTATTTAGAAAAGAAAAATTACAACAAAGACATAAACCAAATGTGCCCTTTGTGTATAAAAGACCAAATAAAAAAATATGGGCAAGTAACAATTAAATGCGAAGGCCTGCTTAGTGGTGAAAAGAAAATACCTCCAGAACTTAGACATCATTTTAGCGAAGAAGAAGTTGAACTTGTAGAGCAGGCTATAAACCCATATAAATGGGCTGAAAAAAATATAGATACCAAGAATGATAACCCATCAACAAAGCTATTCTCACATAGATGGTATCAAGAATTTATTTTGCGCTGCAGTAGCCGAAGAAAAGCTATAAGGGCAGGCAGACGTGTGGGTAAATGTATCTCAGAGGATGCAATGATACCACTTAAGTCTGGAAGGGTAATAACAGCAAGACAGCTATTATCTGAATACAGCAATGGTATCGTCAACGAGATACTGACATTTGATACACAAACAAGCAAAATTACTACAACAAAAATATTTGATGTTTTTGAAAATGGGGAAAAAGATGTATTTACACTAACAACCAAAACTGGCAAGAAGATAGATATAACAGACAATCATCCATTCCTGACAATAGGAGATGACGGGAATTATAATTGGGTAGAGGCAAAGGATCTTAAAATTGGGAACATGATTGGGTGCCCTTCCAAAATATCTATATTTGGAGACAATGATATTGGTGATGATCTGTCTAGATTTATTGGATATATTACTGGAGATGGATCTATTACGAATGGTGTTTCATTCACAAATGGTGATTTTGAAGTATTTAGTGATTTTATCAACACCACAAAAAAAGTATGGAATAATTCATCCGTAACATATAAAAATTATCCAAATAAAAAGACTGGAAATGACAGATTTACTGGGAATGTTGTATTTAGAGAATCAAAAGGGAACGATGCTATTTCTTTCCTGAAAGAAATAGGCATGTTTGGTAAAAATGCATATACAAAAACAACACCAGAGATAATAATGACTAGCACAAAGTCAAATGTAAAAAATTATCTAATGGGCTTGTTCGAAACAGATGGCTGGGCTGCTTTAGGGAGATCCTTGCCAGACAACAGAAAAACAAGATTAGTTCAGGTAGGTTATACATCTGCATCGGAAATGTTGGCAAGAAGTGTTAGACATTTACTTCTTAGATTTGGGATAGTGGCGACAATTAGAGAAAAAAGAGTTAACTACAAGAATGAACTTCGTAAATATTTTTGTGTTGAATTTTCTTCCAAGAAGAATATAGAAATATTTGCAAACGAGATAGGCTTCATATCAAACAGAAAAAGAAATTGCTTAAATATGATAATGGATGAGCTTTCAAGGAAAAAATACTGTGGAAATGAATCAATAAATTTGATGCCAAAAGAAATATTGTCGCCAGTATACAAATACATAGAAGAAGAGAAGTTAAGTGCCAGAAAGATAGTTGACGATCCAATAAATGAAAGAATAAGAAAGATATACAATGTATCAAAGGACAAGGTTAAAAGATATGCAGAAAAAATACAAAATGCCAAACTTACAGAGATAGCATCATCAGATGTTATGTGGGATGAAATAAAAAGCATAGAATATGCTGGAGTTAAAAAGACCATAGACTTATCAGTGCCAGAAACAAATTCGTTTGTGACGGAAGATATCATAACACACAATACTCAAAGCATAGCTATGGGTATAGTTCACAAGATGTTAACAAATGAAAAGTATTACGTTCTTGTTGTTACACCATTTGATGCACAGGCAGAAGAAGTCTACGTTAAAGTTAAGCAAATACTTAACAATTTAAAAGAAAGCTACGATGAGCTTGTATATAGCGCAAAAGAATCTCCAAATTATCAAGTGACATTAAAAAATGGATCAAGAGTAAGATGTTTTACTGCTGGGTCTAGTGGCGCAGCGCAAGTTAGGGGACAGCCAGCAAATTTAATTTACATAGATGAATGTGACTATTTGGGGCAAAAAGATTTTAACTCAATATTGGCAATTTTACTTGATAAACCAGATACAGAACTTTGGGTAACATCAACTCCGAATGGAGAAAAGCAATTGTACAGACTGTCGCAAGATAAGGCGTATAAAGAGTTTCATTTTCCATCATATGTATTGCCACATTATAGCGATGACCTAGACAATGACCTCAGATCTCAATCAGACGACACTGGATATGTCCAGGAAGTAATGGCAGAGTTTTCAACATCAAGAGATGGTGTATTTCAGCCATATTATGTTGATATGTGTTCAAAAATAAAAACAATAGCTCCTTCCGCCGAGGAAGTTCTAGCCAATAGATCTAATTTTATAGTAACAATGGGATGCGACTGGAATCATCAAAATATAGGAACAAGAATAATTGCCCTAGTTTATGATAGAAAAAATAACTTATTTTCTATACTGGACAAGGCAACAGTTGCAAAAGAAGGCTGGACACAAACAGCAGCAATGGAAAAGATAATAGAGTTTAATAGACAATATAGATTTGATAAAATTTATGTCGATAGAGGTTTTGGATACACTCAAATAGAAACATTAAAATCTTTTGCAATTGCACAATTTGGAAAACTTCCAAAGGGACATCCAGATCTACTTTTGGCAGAGGTTGTTGGAATAGATTTTGGCTCAAAAATAGAAGTGCAAGATCCGTACACAAATCAAACTGTAAAAAAAGATATAAAACCTTTTATGGTAAGTGTATTAAATAAGGTCATAGAAAAGATAGCGATAAAGCTTGATGGCAAAAAAGACGCAGCAATAATGGCTCAACTAAAAGGGTATGAAGAAAAAAGAAGCGCTAGTGGAAGACCTACATATTCTGCCTCTTCAGCTACAGTTGGCGATCATGATCTTGATGCTTTAATGTTGGCAATGTTTGCATTTAATGTTGAGTATGACGAAATATTTTCATCAATGAAATCACAATTGGCAATAAACATACTTACATCGCAAGACATGCATGGCAAAGACGTTAGTCATTTAAATCCAAATCATAATAAAACTACACTTGAAATTAAAACAAAAAGGAGAGACAATTATTCTCCTGGTTCAAGAACTGTAATGTTTAAGCAAAGCATTCAATTTGAGGAAAGGGGTAGTCCTGGAGAAATAAGAAGCGATATGTTTTATAATGGAAACTGGACCGGACAAACAAAATTAAACAGAACTGCACATAGAAGAGCATCATTTAAATGATAAACATAATAAACACGGCATCTGATACAATGATAAATGCATCAACAGTTAGTGATATTGGTATTTGCTATTACGATTACGAAACAGAAACATTAAAAGAGCTATCATCGTTGATTGTAAATGCATGCTCTGTCATACCTATGTCTGGCGTTATTAAGAAGTATTATCTAATTGCAGAGAATACATACTCTTATGCAAAAATACGACTTATTGCCGAAAATACTGACAAACTATTATTTGACGCAAAAGTTATAATAAATGAAATAGAGCCATCAATAAATGATTTTGATAATTTGACAAGCTTTAACACTGCCACAGTAGCAAATCCACTGACTGGACATTTGATTCCAGTATGGATCTATATAGAACAAAAAATATCATCTTCAACAAGCATAAACATGACATTAGAGTTAGAGGCAAACTAATGTATACTGATCATGATCAATTTGGAATCTCTGACGAAATGATGGATGTCACAAATGATGACATCCAAATAGTTATAAATGAATTGCATGCATTCAAAGAAGATATTGGCACAAAACTAAAAAATATTAAATTTAGATACGATCCTATTATAAATCAAGATCTATATGAGTCAGTAATAGAAATGTATGGTGTAGACTATTACAATGCAAATGGCCCATATATTACATATACAATGTTTATGGAAATGCTAGAAGTCACAAAGCTTGCATCTGCAGACAAGGCAGAGCAATTAGTAGGGAATTATATTATATGACATTTGCAGGAAACGCGGACTCAATAGAAAGCACAAAAAGAAAAGCAAAGCTGTATACAGAAATATACCCATATGCTGCCGAAGATTTTGTTAACTATCAAAACATGCAGCAGTGGATTTTTGGCCTATATGGATACATTAGGCAACTTGAGCTTAGGATATTTAAATTAACACAAACTTTAAATACACATACCCATAAGGTTGCTCCACATACGCATGCTATACCGCCACATACGCACATATCGGCACTGCCAGGCAATCCTACTAGCCCAAACGTTGGAGGTTTTATTACGCTTGTAAACGACCCTATAGAAGGACTATTATCAACTCAACAACCAGCAATAGTGTGGAATCAATCGCCAACACCTCCAAATATAATAAATACTAGCGGTGCAATAACAAACTTTGTAAATTCAATGGGGTTTTCTCAGCCAAATGTAGAGTCTGGAGAAATAGGGCTACAAAAAGCAAGGCTAGTTAAGCCACCAATATTACTGACGCCAAGCATACCACAGTACCTGAAGGTGATATAATGCCATTACTAAATTATAATTCTAATAGCACAGAACAAACAATATATCATGCCCAAAAAATAATAGATTATTTTGCAACTAATCTAAAGACCTCTGGGTGTTTGTCCCATATCCCAATAACCTTAGTTGCAGAAGCAGATCATATTATAGATAAAATAGAAGGCATTCAAAATGCAATTGATAATAATGCATCTGCAGCAAATAGCAGCATGACAAAATATCAGAATGATCCAATTGCTGCAGCTATAAGAAGAGCATCTGGAAACAATTGTCTAGACTGTAGACCTACGTTGCCCAAGATCAGATTTGAGGGCATGAAGGGTCAGGCATATTTTGAAGCAGTGGATTTTTTGAATAAAATAAAATCTATTGGTGCTGCTTCCTTTTCGGCATCTTTGCCATCATTAGCATTTATACTTTCGTCTTTTTGTATACCAGATTTAATAAAATTACTATCTTTGCTATTAGCATCTGTTATAAGATTGGCATTCTCTCTTGATGTTAGTAAATTTAGTTTTATGAAATTATTAACAGCTATACTTTCCAAACTGTTATCTCATCTTCTTAGTTTTGCCCATACAAGTGTTCAGTTCTCATTAAGTCCCATAATGTGTGTTCTTGATGCATTGTCACAATTAAATTCATCACTCACTCCAGTAAAGGAATCAAATTTTAACTTGTCAATAAATCAAGCTGGAATAAATATAAATGATAAAGATACATTAAGTAAGGCAAAAGAAATAGAAGAAAGAGATAACGAGTTTAAAAAAATAGATGAAAGATCAAACACTAATATATTCCTAGGAACAAGCATAAGAAGCAAGTCGCTAGATTTTGAAAACTTTAGAATCGTGTCAGCAGCTAGAGATACAATAAAAGCCATTACTCCAAATGAAAGAGAAGTAGAGCAAATAAAGCAATCAATAGATGATATTGTAGAATTAATAAATCTTTCGTTAATAGATATGGAATCAACAATACTTGAAATTTTTAACATAGGACAAGCAATACAGTGCGAATCTGAAAGATCAACAAAAAAGGCGTCAGACTCAATAGAGTCAATTATGCAATGGATTCAGCTTATTAACTTAATACGCTCTGTTATAAAAAAGAAGACAAGAATTATAGCAAATGGAGTTGTAAATAATGTTGATTATGAAAATATTACATTAACCAATCAAGATGTAGCAGATATTATTGGCGATACACTAGATAAGGTTGCAACAGTAGTAGAAACCGATCCAGACAATATAGGGATATTACTTAGTGATAATAATCAAATAACATCATCGTCGCCACTATCTATATATAGTTGTAATATAAATGAATTTATAGAGTCAACACATATGGACAATATTATAGAAGATGCTAAGGTTTTTGCTGAAAATAACACCGTTGGAAAAGGAAATGATCCAAAATACGTTGCTTCTGATTATATAAGGGTTGGAAATGATAATTTTTTGCCATTTGATTTACAAAACAAAGATATACTGTTGCAGTTAAAAAATATATTTGACTTTTTAAATATTAAAAATCCATATGACAGCAACGATACAAAAACACAAAATACGCCATCTGGCAAGTTAAATGACCTGTCCTCTATATCAGAGAAGATAGATGCGGCATTTGGCAATATAGGACAAATAAAAATATAGGCAAATAAATGCACAATGTTATATATAAAACAAATTTAAATATTGCGCCTGGATATATTAGTGATTCTACAATAAGAAAATTTAAACAGGTAAAGAATCCTACACTAAGCTTCTTTGGGCCAAAACTTGACAATGTAAAAGCTACATATTGGCAATCTCATGCATACGATTTATATGAATACGGAAGAATAATTGACACTGAATCATTTGTTGCAAGAGCTTTCAATAAAAAAGCATCATTGATGTTTAAGAATGGCTACACAATAATGTCTGAAAATCCTAAAAATGCAGAATATATATCAAAAAGAATAAATGAAATAAGCTATGTAACTGGCAAGCCATTCGATTTATTTTTAAAAGAAACTGCAATGAATCTTATAACATTTCATAACGCCTACATAGTAAGAGCAAGAGATGCAAATAACTCAACAGGAAAAGCAGTAGAGTACGGAAATACAACAAGAAAACCAATAGCTGGATACTTCAACCTGCCGCCAGAAACAGTACAGGTGAAGGTAGATGATTCAGGAAAGGTACTAGAATACAGAGAGTATGTTTCTGCTTCTAGATATAGAGTCTATTCTGCACCAGATATAATACACATACACTTTAATAAGCGTACAGGATTTCTTATGGGCACACCACCATTAGAATCAGTAAAAGACGATATACTTGCGCTAAGAAGAATAGAAGAATCAATAGAAACACTAATATATAAGTCGTTATTTCCAATAATCCATGTAAAAGTTGGAACAGACAAAAATCCAGCAAAAGTCTTCATGGATGGAACATCAGAAGTTGACATAGCCACAGGATACCTAAGAAACATAGAAGACGACGGAGGCATTGTAACATCTGAAAAAATAGATATTAAAGCTATTGGGGCAGAGTCTCTTGCCTTGAGAGTTGAGTCTTATTTAGCCCACTTTAAAGAAAGAGTCTTTATAGGATTGGGTATGTCAGCAATCGACTTTGGTGTTGGTGATGGATCAGGCAGGGCAACAGGAGAAGTGTTATCAGAATCTTTAAAAGAAAGTGTTATGTCATACCAGGATGTTTTTTCTGTTTTTGTAAGCGAGTATATAATAAAAGAGCTGCTATATGAATCTGGAAAATATAGAAGCATATATTCCATTCCTGAAAATGAGAATGTTTACTTTGAGTTTAATGACCTAGATGTTGCAAGCAAGATTAAACTTGAATCTCATGAGCTGAATAAATATACGCAGGGGATACAAGGATTAAATGAGACAAGAAGACGCTCAGGGTTAAAACAGATGTCTGATGAAGAAATAAAGAAAATGCAAAAACAGCAACAGTATGACCCAAATAAGGAAGCATTAAATAAGCAAAAGTCAGCACAACAAACAGTCGGCAGTAAAGTTTCAGGAAGCAAAAAAAAGGCAAATGGGTCATCAAAGCAAACCAAGTCGATAACTAGCCCAAGGAATCAGCACTCTGATTTTACTCAGGATATTTTAAATATATTGGACTCTCAGTCACCAATGAAGAGAGGAAGAATATACAATTATATTACTTCAAATATACTAGACAATATTGATATTGATATGCATACTGATAATCAAGTATGTGAACTATCATCTAGGTTGACGAATATGCATTCAACTGTCGACAGAAATACATTTAGCAGAACAATAGATAACGAGATACTTTCTCTTATTTTTACAACAATGGAGCAACATAATTGAAAAATTTAAATAACGAATCTCAATTTAGACTGACCTTAAAAGATGAAGATATTAAAAGAATAAAAACAAATATTTCTGATTCATCAAGCTTAACAAAAGGCATAAGAATAAAAATAGAGGCAACACATTCTGGCATAGTTAATGGCAATAAAAAATTATATCTGCCGTCAGCAATGAAAGCAGGAACTGATTCTTTTATCTTTCCATATCCAAAACCAGTAACAGTCAATCATGACCCACATTCTTCACCAATAGGCAGAATACATTCTGCTAAATACATAAGCTATGGGATAGGTGGAACAATAGACTCATTGAGGCCGTTTGGCACAATTGATGAAAAGTCTATGTCTGCAGTAAGAAAATTCACAAAGAGTGCAACATACAAAAAAGACTCATACAAGGGGCTTGGGCATATTGAGCTTATAGCAGACATAACAGACATGGACGCCATAGACAAGATAGCAGACAGAAGATACTTGACAGTATCAATTGGCGGTGGATCTAAGGCAATGTACTGTTCTGTATGTGGGGTTGACAACAAGCAAAAATACTGTGATCATTATCCAGGTCAGATTTACGACGGAGAGGAGTGCTTCTTTGTTACTGGAGACATGATGGACTTTGACCATGTTTCGTATGTCAACTCTCCGGCAGATAAAAACACAAACACTGAATTATTAGATTCAGACGATTATAGAATAACGATACTAGACTTTATAACGCTAGATAAAGGTAAAAAAATGAACTTAAAAGATTTTCTTAGCAGTAAGTTTCCAACTTATAAAGAAGTCCAAGACTACATGACGGCTGCTGGCTTTAGTGCACATGCTGCATCCAATATAGAAAATATCAAAGATTTAGATTTTGTTCTTTCTGATGAAAAGATACTTCCAATCCATGACAAAGCTCACGCAATAACTGCAAGACTAATATTAGCTGATGCAGAAATATCAGATGATGACAAAAATGCCGCATTAGACGTAGTTGATGAGAAATTAAAATCTCTTTATGGTGGAGAATTTGTATTAAACGACGAAGTAGAGGCACTTAAGACCACAAACCAAGACACGTCAAAAAAAGAACAGGATGGCGATAATTCATCGCAATTATCAATAAATGATGAAGTAATTGACACTATTGTTAAAAAAATGGTTGACGAAATCAAAAAATCGTTTAATGTATCAGATAGTTATTCGTCTCTAAGATTGAAATCAATTCAAAAGGTTAACGATTCGCTAGAATTAGAAGTTCAGTCATTGACAGAAAAATTAAGAAAGAATACTATAAATCAAATCTTGACATTGGAAGACAAAATGTCAGATAATGATTATAAACAGAAATTAGAAAGCAGAAGTATTACTTCGCTTGAAGACAAATTAGACGATCTAATACAATATAAATCGACTAAGAAAGATACAGACGATGTTGAAGATAATAAAAAATTAGATCCAGATTCTGTAGATAAAACAAATGCGTCAAAAACTATTATTGAAGATAATGCAGATAATGGTACCGATGACACAAATACAAATAACACAAATAAATTATCAGCATCTGAAATTATAGACGAATACAAAGTATTGGTAAGAACTAAAGGCATATCTGCAGCTAGAGCATACTTTAAGACTTTAACAGATGAGAATAAAATACCAGATAATTTTACTTTTAATGGGGTTTAAACATGGCACTAAGTCCATTTGCAATTAATCCAGCACAATCAACAAAAGAGTGGGACGATTGGGGTCATATTACCCCCAATTTTGAATACTCTGAGGGTCAACGTCCAGCAGGCGAATTCCAAGTAGCAAAATACCTAAATCGCTCAAGATATGAAGCTTATTTCAGAGAACATATTGCTTTATCTCAAGGTAAAGTTGTTGCTTTTGACGTTGACGGATATGTTGTTCCAGCTGGTCTGAAAATACAAGCAGCTGCATACAAGGCAGCATTTGATGGGGCTGGCAGCCCAGCAGCAGGCATCACAGCAGCAGATGCATTAGCAAACTTGTCAAGATACAGCACAGAAGATGTCAAGAAAGCTCAACGTAATTTTGCTGGAGCACTTGTAGTTGCTGGCGAACCTGTAGTTAAGTCTTTTTTCACATTGACAGCACAACCAGCAGTACAAAACAACACTATCTCTAGTGCAGTAGGCGTTAGCTACATGAATTACTGGCCACATCCTGGTGGCGACGGCATCAATCCTGCAGGCTTTAAAACAGCAAACTTTAATTTACAAAGTCGCATTGGATTCTTGAGATACTACCAAATTGAATTGCCTTTGGTAGCAAACAATACAGATTATGAAAATGCTCCATTTGTCGGCATTGCTGCATGTGTTGCAGCTGCTGGAACAGCCAAGCCAGGAATGTTTGTGTCTTATGACCATAACTCAAACGTTGTTGTTACAGGATATGACTACGGTGCCTACAATGAAGAAGACATCATTGGCCGCGTAATGTCAGTAAGAGGCGCAGGTCCTTTTAATCTTTTAGAGAGAGTAAGATCCGCATCTGTTGGCACAAACGTCTTAGAGGCAATGCCAGGAACAGCTACAGGTGGATTGCCAGATGTAGTTACATATTCTAATGGGTATGGCTTAATCAGAATATGCCTAGGCCGTTAATTAAAATAAACTAAGGAAATATAAAAATATGAGAATTCACCAAACTCCTTGGACAAAGCAAGAGCTTGAAATTAAAGACGAAATCTACAGCCTAGATGGTACATTTAGAAACTCTGGTATAACACCAGACGGCGTTAAATTAACATTATCTGATGCTGTAAACACTCCGTCAGCACCAATGGCGTTTAAGCGCGTTATTACTGAAATGATTCAGGAAACAATTGAACCAGTTTTAGTTGGTACAAGACTCTTGAATATCGTAAGAATGGATGGATATGGTACACAGGTAAACTTTGGAACATTGGGTGCAGTTGGCCCAGCTGACTTATCTATGGCTGAAGGTCAAGAATATCCAGAATTCAGTATCCAAAAAGGTGGCGGAACAGCTACTGCAAACATTGGGAAGCACGGTATTGCTGTAAAAATTACAGAAGAAATGCTTAAGTTTTCTCAATGGGATGTTATGCAACTTCATGTTCGTCAAGCATCTCGCGCTTTAGCAAGACATAAAGAAAAATTAATCTTCAACATGATTTCTAATACTGGTGTAGTTGTATTTGACAACGCAGCACCAACCACTGCAGAGATTGGTAGAACATCTGGTCGCAGCATCACTGGTGCTGGCAATGGTTCAATGACAGTTGATGATTTTTACGATATGTATGCTAAATCTCTTGAGAGAGGATTTACTCCAAATGTTGTATTATGCCATCCATTAGCATGGGCAGCTTTTGTTAAAGACCCAAATATGAGATCAATCGTACTTGAAGGTGGCCCAGGTAGCTGGTTCCAAGGTATGCCTAACAATGTATATCCATCAGTAAGTCAAGCATGGAAATCTGCTACAAGAATGACTGGCTCTACAATCACTAACCCAACCAAAGCAGAACGTGAAGGAACACAGCAATCTAAGATTGACTTCCCAGCAATGTTCCCATTTGGCGGACTAACTGTTATTCCTACAGCTATGGTTCCATTTGATCCAGTAACAAAAACAACAACTATTATAATGATGGATACATCCGAAGTTGGTGCTCTTGTTGTTCAAGAAGATCCAAATATGGAAGAATGGAAAGATCCAGCAAGAGATATGGTTAAGTTAAAGATTAGAGAGCGTTATGGCTTTGCATTATTTAACCAAGGGCATGCTATCTCTGTGGCTAGAAACATTTCAATAGAGCCAAATGCTATTGTATTGCCTCCTACTGCTACAGTAACTAACATTCCACCAATTATTCCTAAACCTTAATATGGAACAATAAGGCCACAAAAGTGGCCTTATAACTCTTGGAGAAATAAATGATAATTAATTTAAAACTTTTGCGTTCTGCGTTCTTTTTTCTTGGCGACTTATGTCTAACAAAGAATGGAAACATGGAATCGGTAAACTTGGACGACAAGGAAGATTCATTTAAGAAAAGTTTGGCTTTAAGCATACATTCTGGTGTATTGGAATCAGACTTGTCAATTGCAGAAATAGCAAGTTCAATAAAAGATCTTCCAGTAAGAATTGATCTACAAAGAGCACTTGGCCTTCCAGAAGATGTCATAGAGGTTGTTGCTAAAACAGAAGAAGTGAAGACAGAAAACATTCCCAGTGAAGACAAAAGCGCACAAGAAGATATTGTAAAAGAAGACAAGACAGAAGATGACAAGGATATAGATGTTTTACTTTCTGGATCTGTCAAACAAGTTTTAGCAAAATTAAAAGAAGCTAATTTAAGCGATGAAGAAAAATTAGAGCTAATGTCTATTGAAGAGTCTGGAAAAAACAGATCAATAGTTATAGCCGCAATTAACGAGGCATAATCATGCCATTACAAATTGATGTAATAGATATAAAAAACAGCATGCATCAATTGAGCGCTCTCCCTATTGAAGAGAGCGTTTTTATTTTGTTTTCTGCAAAACCAGATGCTGAACAAATAAAAAAATATATCCACTTATTCAGAATAGATTCTGAAAGCACATGGCCATCTACAGGTGACCCAAACTATACCCAGATACTTTATTCAAAAGAAAAATTTGGAAGTATAGATTATTCGTTTTCTATAACAGAAGACGGTTCTAAATTTTTGCTAGAAATAAATCCATTAAGTCCACTATATACAAATTCAAGATATATACTTTATGTTGAAAAAGGCATATCTGCTGAATATTATTCTATACAAAAAACAGTAACTAGAAGCTCATCAAAATTAAGAGTATCAACATCAACTTCTGCTAGCATATCAGAACTAGACACATATGATATTCTTATAAAGCAATCATCACAACTTAGTGCAGGAAGCCATATTGTTGTATTTGATATATTGAAAAATAACATACTATTATTATCAAATGTATCAATTGATATATTGGAAACACAAGAATATCAATTAAACCGAGCTACAAATATTGTATTTAATCCAAATACTCCATATATAGCAACAGAAAATTTTAAAATACAGCTCGACAGCTCCACTAGATTATCTTCAAACAGAATACAGGAAATATCTACACATGTAGATGCAGAAGTAATAAAGACAGAGGACGATGAATCTGGAAGATTACAATACCAAGATATATTAAATTTCTATAAAGATAATGTATTTATACAAAATCAACCAGAGCCAGAAACACAAACTTCAGTAAAAACGTCAGTAAAATATACTGGTATAAATAAATTTACAGTCACATTTAGTAAAAATCTTTCTGGAATAACCATAGCGCCATCTTCATTCTCACTTTCATTCTCAGAAGCATTTGGAAACTACATGTTAACTAATATGTCAAAATATAATAAAGATAATAAATATATCGTGTATTATAAAAATATAGACAACCACAATATAGAGTTTAGAGTAGAATACGATTCACTTAATACTGTTCCAGTAAATCTTAAATATACAATACTAGAGGATGTTTAAATGAACGAATTATTAAATATCCAATTTAATTTTATAGATGGATCAACACAACTAAATATTGATAGTTGTTTTGCTAATATTTTAATAAATCCAATGTATTGCACAGAAGCAGATATTTCATCTGAGTTTTTACAACAAGATTCTTTTGCTTACTCCGATCTTATAAGATCAAAAATATTTGATGGATCACTAGAAATAGACAACTATCTAGCAATGTACAACATATCTACAAATCTAAAACCAGAACATCTATTTATGATAAAAAGAGATTATGTAATATGCTACTGTACATACCATATTGGCAACAGACTTTATCTTGACTATCTATCTAGTTCAAAAAAGGATAAGTTTCTTGGTGATATTAAAGTCTCACTAGAAATAAAAAATGACCCAACTATTATTAATTCAAAGCTAGACAATGCAAAAAATTGTATTGATAGCATAATATCATTATTTCAAAATTGGCATGGCTCAAAAAGTTTGGCAAACATATTTGTGAAAGGTGAGCTTAATTCTTCTACAAAAACATCAAACAGAGAATGGTGGTGGAATCAACCAGGAGCGCCATTAGCAATGTCTCCAATTGCGGCAACAAAATATATAAACCAGAACACAAATACACTTCAAAAAATTTCCTCAGTAAATGTGTCGTATTATGAACAATTCAGATAATATATTTTCGCAAAATAAAAATAATGAATTAGACTTAAGAGAAGAAGTTAATGCACTATTTGATGGTACTGATTTTGGCACAGAAAAATTCAACATACTTCTTCATAGAAATATAAGAATTGATAAGTCAAAATATCCATACACAAATAGAATAAAATGCAACACATGTAATCATGATTATAATAATGCTGGAAAACCTGGATGTCCAAGTTGTGATGGCGTAGGATATTTATGGGATGAAAAATTAATTATCGGAAGACTATACAGGCCACAACAAATAAGATTATCTGATCAATTGGCTCAATTTGCAAACATTGGAAGAATGAGCAACGCATCAATAATACTAATAACTCCACATGTATATAAAATAAATGCAAGCGATATATTATACGAGATAGAGTTAACAGATAATGGCGGCATACATTTTCCGATAATAAAAAAAATAAAATATATGTGCAATTCATCAATACAAATGAGACTTGACAGAAATAAATTAGAGTTTAACTCTTGCGTTGTAAGCGAGATCACATAATGAGTGAATATAATCAACTATTGCAAGAGCTTAAATTATTAAATGCTAAAAATGGTCTATTTTTTAAACCAGATGAAAATATAGATAGATATATAGACATTGACAAGTTTTATAATCTGCTTTACCATCTTTTTAATTCGAATAATTTATTGGAATTAAATAATGACGCTCCAAATGCAGGGGTAGTAAATAAATTTGTATTTACAGAAGAATATCCAGATACAGTAATGAAGGATGAGGCAACAGTCACCTTTGAAATTTCAAGACGACAATGTGCATCATTTTCTGCAAAACATGAATTTATGAGCGAATCTCACACGCAATATAGACCAATGTTTTTATACGAAAAAGAAGACCCAGACAATGGTGGAATAAAAGCATATTATATGCAGCCATATGATAATGAAATAACATTATACTGTTGGGCAAATGAAGTAAAAACAGCAAGAAATATTGCCGGACTTATTGAAAATATATTTACAATATCTTATCATTTTATAAGACAAAAAGTTGGAGCATTATCTTATATGGGTAGATATGCACCGACCACAAAAACACATTATGGCAACAAAGGTATAATAGCAATACCAATTAAAATACTTGTTCGCACATATGAAATTAGCTGTGTTAAAAAACAAATACTTGATAAATTGCCACAGCTAGTTATAGAAGACATAAAATAAATGGTTATTAAATTATAATAGCCAGGAGAAAATTAATGCCTATATATCAAAACTTACCATTTAATACAGTAGAGCTATTAGATGGAAACTTGATTGTTGATACACCAATAGAGGGCAATGTTGTTTTAATTATTGGTACAGCTCTTTCTGGACAAAGCGGAAAGCAAGTTCTGATGAACGATTCAAATGTTGCGAGAGCAATATATGGTGCTGGGTCAAAAATCTTACAAAAAGCTTCAGAAGTAAAATTAGGTGGAGCAAAGAATGTCATTCTTTACAGAATAGGCGGTAAGGCTGCATCATTATTAAATCTTTTTGGTGCAGATTCATATATCACAACAACAGAAGAAACAGCATCTGCTGGCTCCAACTATAGAATATATATCGGCCCACAACCATCAAATCCGTCGCGATCATGTATCGTTGTGTTTAGTGGAGCAAAGATTGTTTATTCTAATATTCCAGGAAGCGAAGTTGACCTTGGAAAGATTAAAGTAGAAGGATTTGTAGATACTTTTACTGGAAGAGTTGGCACACCATTATCGCCTGTATTGTTACAAGATGCATTGTCGTCACTTGTGCAGGATGTAGTAACGACTGCCACAGCAACAACATCTCAAACAAACTTTGATTTACCATTGCCATCTTCTGCTTCTACGGTTATTGAGTATGTTAAAGTTAACGGTACAGCAACAACTGCATACACGCTAAGTATTGGAAATAGTACAACTCCAGACAAAGTTGTTTTTGGCACTGGCCTTGAAGACGGACAATCTGTAGAAATTAAATTCAGCAGACATCTTGCTGTTTCTGGAGCATCATATGTTGCTGGAGAAAACAATGTTAATGCTAGTTGGAAAAAACTATACGAAATGCTTGACACTGCTTATGTCGACCTAGAAACAACTATCGCTACAGAAATCTATGTAGATGGTGCTATTCTTGACGCTCCAAACGTTGCAGACGGATCTACAGCTTCAAATAAACTTGGATACCTACTAAGAACAGAAAACGACGCTGGTGAATTTACTTATGAGTGGTCAAATTCCAAGACACTATACAGGGCATCTGAAACATTTAGCGGAAATGGTTCTGCACAGGCGCATTCTTTAACTGGAGCTGCAAGTGCAGATACACAGATTATAAGCGTATCTATTGGCGGAACACCTACATCAGATTATGTGTTTAATGCTTCAGGAAATACCGTAACTTTAAATGCTGCTGACGGGACTAATATATCTGTTGTTTACGCAAAACCAACAATAACAGTCAAGACATCTCTTGACACTTCTGGTCAACCAATAGTTTATAAGAAGTTTAGCGAAGTAAACTTTGCGCATCGTTTTGGTGAGTTCCTACATGCACTAACAACAGATGACAAGTTTGCACTTGGCTTTATTGGAACAAGTACCCCAACAGCATATTCAAATGCTAAAATTGCAGAATGGATGGGTAAATTACCAGAAAAAGATATTGAAGGCACTATTATAGCAAACGGAACTGGTTTGCTTGGAAATAAATTCATGTCTGGAACAACAACAAGAACACCAGGCTTTTATAAAACAGACACTGGACTTGTAGATGGTGTTGCTCAACAAGATAGAAACGGTGCATACATTGATTTGGGTAAATTCTTATCAATTATTCCTGGAATGCTACAATTGCCAATATCTCCAGCAAGCGGCACTAATGGTGGCGCAGTAAATGGTGCTGCTGTATATTGTGGTATGGCAACACAGGTGACTCCAGGAAATTCAACTACAAACGTTGTTGTGCCAAGAGCTAGTATTCCTTTTGTTGTAAAGAAACCAAAACTAGATGATTTTGCTGGAGCTGGATATGTTGTATTCCAACTTAAAGAACAGGGTGTAGTTGTTGCATCAGGCGAACTAGCAACAAATGAAAATTCTGATTATGACTATATATCAACATCAATTATTGTGAGAGACTTTGTTAACTCAATAAGAGTAAGACTTGATCCATATATTGGTAAGGGAATTGACCAAATCAGCATAGCAGCAATGCAGACAGCAGTAGAGGGTGTAATTAGAGACAAAATAGAAGCTGGTGCTATCAAAAAAGGTGTAGCTCAAGTTATTCCAAGTAGCGTCTTTGGTGTAGAGATACCTTATACATTAGCTCCTAAATTTGAGTTAAGAGAAATCACTAATGTTGTTAAATTAACATACGACATTTAATACTGAGGGCATCTTGCCCTCTTTTGAGGATATAAAAATATGACTACTACCTTTACAAGTTTTTCTGGTGCTGATATTCATGCTGTGTTTGGCGACACTATATTCGCACAATTGCAAATGATATCTTACAAGCAGGATAGAGAAAAGGCTCCAGTATACACAATGGGATCTCCAGATCTTAGAACCATCGCAAGAGGCAAAAGACTTATTACTGGCGCCTGTGTATTTGTTGTGTTTGACAGAGACGGATTGTTAAGTGCCATCAACGAGACAACTAACAAAGGCAAAAATCCACATATCAATAAAGATGAAGTTGCCATGAGAGCAAAAAACACAGACACTGAAACTGCGCTTAATGCTGGAGGAACAATTAGTGTTCTTCAGGGCCAAAGTGGAGTAAATGCTAAATTTACAGACAACACCAACCCAGCATTCCATCTTGACCAATTGCTACCATTTGATATAACTATTGTTGGGGCAAATGAATATGGTCGTGTATCTAAAATGATTATTCGTGGTGTTGAACTTATGACTGAAGCAGGAGGTATGTCTATTGATGACCTTGTGCTTGAGAAGCAAGTCGCTTTTATTGCTAGAAGTATAGAGCAATGGAATCCACAGAATTAATATAGAAAAACAAAAAACAAAATGCCCAGAATAGCTGGGCATTTTTATTGGAGAAAAGACACATGTCTGGACAACTAAACTCGCTAGCTTCAAAATTATCTAGTGAAAAGTCAGAATTAAAATCAACAATATATGAAAGTGTTGGAGGTTCATCTACGCATATTGTTATAAATTTTCATTTACTTAACGGATTTGGGCAAATTGTAGAAGTGCCAATATACTTTGGAAGTATGATAACAATAAGTTATTCAGTATACAGATCAAAGCAGTCGGTTTTTAATATGGGCTCAAAACTAATTGATGGATTTGCAATAGGGAATAAATATGTAGCCGGAACACTAATAAAGGGTGTATTTGACAATGATGAATTAAACAGTGCACTCAATACTATAAGAAATGTACTTATAGATAATTTTAGCATATCAAATCCAGTGTCAGCATCAAACAATAACGTGATTCATTCAATAATGAAGGACGACATTCTTTCGTGTGATATAAACATACTCTACACAAACGAATATACTGGCAAGATTCAAATGGAAGTTATACATGATGCAACATTTATAAACAATGGACAAGTTGCGTCAATAAATGACATAATAACTGAAACAACAATATCATATATAGCAAGAAGTGTTAAATCAATGCATGAGGTTTCTGAGCAAGTTAAAGCTAGTGGAGCAATAAACACAATAACAACAGCAACATCTTTACTGTAGGAGCTATGTATGTATAATCAATACTATACTGCATCTGATTGTGCAGTGTATCTGTCAAAAAATAATAATAACGTTCTCATAGATAGAATGAATGGAATAATGATATCTGAAGAATTAAATTCATATCCTGTATATGGTCTTGGAAGCAGTATATTTGGATTTACAACTCGTGGAAATTATATAATAAATGGATTACTAGATTTAAACTTTACACACTCTGCATATTTAACAAATGCAATAAACTCATTGGAAAAGAAAATAGATATAGGAACAACAACAGAAGCTTCAATAAAACTACTTAATAATCAAAATGCTTTACTGTCAATGAGTGTTGCAGATATAGAAAAGTTAAAAAGGGATGCAGAAACTAGTGCTTTTGCTAAGCTTAGTATAGATAGAAATGCAAACTCACCTAAGGCATCTGCGTCTGCTGATGGGATACCATATTTAAAATCTGGATTTAATATTCAATTGCATTTTAATAACTCAAGTGAATTAAGAGATGACAAATCAGGCTCGTTAATAGAAATATTAAACTGCAGAATAATAAGCTCTGATATAACATCATCAGTTAATGATGAATCACAATTAGTAAGAAGATATCGTTTTATAGGTCAAAAAATAAATGAGCGATCAAAATAATGAAATAGTTTCAGATAATGACACAACAATACAGCAATTAGCAGAAGAATTTTCGCAATACGAAAACGGACCAGATGAAATTATGCTAGAGGCATGGAAGGCAACATACGGAAAATTCTTTGTATCTTCAATTCTTGGAGAAGAAGACATGTATGTGTGGAGAACACTAAATAGAACAGAATATAAACAATTAGTTAATTCTGGAGTAACAAAAATACAGTCTGCATACGAAGAAGCAATAGTCAGAAAATGTATTCTGTGGCCACAAGTAACACCAGAAACTGTGGCATCAAGCGACGCAGGAACTATCCCTACACTGTCAAAGCAAATACTATTCAAGTCTGGATTTGTATCAGATCAATTCGCCTTAAGTCTTATTAAGGTTATATGATGGATGAGAATATCTTTAATTGTGGCGATGGTGGGATTGCAATAACTCTTAGTGGGCTACATGTCACTATAAATGGCAATGTATACTTTGAGCCAGTATGTATAGCTAGACTTTTAACGCTGCCAGAAATAGAAAGATTACATTCATTTGCAACAAATACAGATAATGAACTTAGTACAATAGATGAGGAAGTTGTTAGGTTGACGTTCAGGTCATTTCTGGGAATTACCGATACTGTTGACTGGAATGCAATAGAGGGCGGCATAATAGCTCTCATCTCGCAATCTGTGCGATTACAGAGCATATTATTTGTATCTGACCCAATCACACATCTAAATAAATTAAGGGCACAGATAGGCCTCTATGACTCGATACAAGCAATAGTTTCGAGATTTATGGCGACGCCATTCGATGTAGTAAGAAATCTTCCTATAAATGAACTTTTAAAAAGATATGCTATATGCCTAGAAACATTCAAAGAAGAAGTTAATCCACCTGAAGAAAAAGAAGAATAATGGCAATCATCGGAACATCATCAGTAAGTACATACGAACATTTTGAAGAAGAAAGAAACAGGAATCAAAATAACGCTATACTTAACGTTGGTGTTGGGATAGGCGCGATTGCTGGCACAAACTATTTGCTAAGAACAGACGCTGGCCAAAGTGTTGCACAAAGAGTTTTTGATCTAAACACAACAAATAGTTATTTCAGATACAACAATTTTAAATATCAAGACATAAAGATAAAGAAAACTATAACCTTGGGTGACATCATACTTGATACATCTAAAGTTTTAGAAGAAATATCTCCACTTAAGATCCTTAGAACATTTCATGTTTCAAGCTTTATATCTCCATATACAATACCAAATTCAAATTTAAAAACTGTTTTTTTAACAAATGAACAATTACTTTTGGATGAAGATTATGTAAGAAAATTGATTTCAAATGTTTCGCCGAATACAACTGGCGATATAATCTCAGAATTATTTGAAAATGGAGGCAAGGTAAGCAACGGACAACTATTAACGCTTGACGACAGGCTCGTGATGGAGAATGTAAGGCTAGTTAATTTAGCACCGAGCGCAGAAGGAACAACAGATGCAACTCATCCGTTCCTTAATAGAATATTTGAAAAGTTCAGAAATATACATGGAGCTAAAGACAAGAATGGGTTTGTGAGATCCGCATTATCCGAAAAAGGTGGAATTGGCATCATAGCAGGAAAATCAGAAAAAGAATTGGCGATAAACTGGGCAAGATCCTATGGAAGACTTGCCGTTGAGCCTGGTTTTAAGTTGTTTGACAGGCCATTAGATGTACTAGCTGAAGTAATAGATAAAACTGGTTTGCCAGAAAGATATGGCGCATTTGAACATTTAAGAGACAAGCTATATTTGGGCGCAGGAGCTGGAGGAGACTATACACAATCAGTCCCAAGAATGTTTTACAAGATGGGTAAAAATATTGCATCTCTAACAATAGCGGGAGCACTTGCCTACAACTATGGTGACAAACTAATAAGAGAAATAGCACCAGAAGATTCGCCTTTTTCAAAAGGAATTATGGAGGGTCTTGCTACGGGATATGTAAATGCAAGAATCGGAATTGCCTCAATGTGGTCTGATAATTTTCAGGACTACAAGGCAAAGCAAGAAGAACTTGCCCCAGATTCAACATCCCTATTAACACTTGCTGGATTCCCTCTAGCTGGTGCCTTATTAGGGGCAAACATAGGATATTTTACCAGAATAAAAGATGCTGCAACAAAAGGCATTGCACAGGCAGATCTTGACGCAACAGTAGAAAGAAGTAGTGCAGTGTTAGATTCATTGGTAGGGACTGCATCATACACTCCAAAAGCGATGAATAGGGTTGGAAGATTCTCCGCAATAGGTGCAGTGCTAGCTACAATACCAATATTGCCATTTCTTCCAGGTGCTTTAATAGGTGAGTCTTCAGAAGAATTGAGAGCAGAATATTCTGGAGACAAAGATGTTGAAATAAGATCCACAAGATTTTGGGGTTCTGGCGGAATGAAATGGGAAGGTGGCAAGATCAAATATTTTACCAAGTCATGGTATGCCCAACTAATGAACAATGCAGAGGATATAGGAAAGTATGGCGATCAGGAAACAAAAGATGCATTAAATCCAGTGCTTAACCCATTTGATTATTTAAGAAATCCATACAGACTTGAAGAGATGAATCAAGATGAATCGCCATATCCAGTATGGGGAATGGAGGTTTCTTATGGTGGTGTATTTGGCAAATTGTTTCAGGCAACAATAGGCGCAGTTATAAAACCAACAATAATAAATGAAAGACTTGAAGAGTATATAGAATCTGGCGACATAGAATCTTCTGGAGGTGTAGAGCTAAAGCAGCAAATAAAAGAATCAGAGCAATCCCTTATTGATTCAGGAATGATGCTTGCACCAGAGGCTGCAAAACTTAATACAAAAACAGAACTAGCACATACTGCATACTCTGCGCTTACTGACTTTGCAGGACTTAAGGGCTGGATGGTTTCTCTTGCATCAGACGAGCTTCATACTGGTATGGGAGACCCAGGTTTACAACTAAGCACATCTGGCGCAATGAACAATTCTGCAAGGTCAATTATTGACGCTAATCTTGGCGGAATGGGGGTAGCTGGTGAATCAATTAGGAGATTTATTCCAACAAATGCAGGATCTGTTCTTGATAAAGCTAACCCTCTAAGAAATCAATCTCCTTCATGGTTACCACACGATCTTGACAATTTTTATATAGACTTTTCGTCAGGAGATCAATTTAAAAAGGTAGAAAAGGGATATTTTAGGCTTCCAGGAGAAGGATATGCAAGCCTAAATCCAGAACTAAAAGATATTAATCCAGAAAATTATCCATACATACAAAGATTTAAGATACTTGCTGACGTAGCTATAGGAAGCGATGAATATTATCAATATAAAGATATAATGGATGCAAGATATGCAAATAATCAGCTAACAGAATATGAACAAGGAATATATCTAGACACTATAGAAAAATTAAATAAAAGATCTGTCGCAAGAGAGTTTTATGAAGCTCCAATCGCTGACAATGGTGTGATAGGTAATTCAATTTCAAAATACTGGAAATTAGCAACATCATTGTCAGAAACACCAGCAGAGTCATTAACATTTCTAAGACCATCAGCAAAGTTTATACATCAAAGAACAGCCATAGAAGACTATGAAAAAACACAGCTCTATGGAAGCGATAGTGCGATGTGGACAAGTCCGTATAGCGACTTTATTAAGCCAACAATAAATAAGATGCTTATATCTAAAGAAGTGCCAGAGGAAACATTAGATAGAAGAGCAATTGATGAATATTTTGACAAGCTAGAATATATTAAAAATAGAAGATTATACAAGGATGCACTATCATCTGGAGACGTTGAGTCAGCAAAACAATACAAAAACAAATATGAATCAACAGTTATTGGAGCCCTTACTACTGGACTTGATGAAAACATGGAAATGACAAGGGCGTATATCTCTATGCCTGATAATGAAAAGCAGTATTTTGCAGCATTTTCAAATATGAAGTCAGAAGAAGACAGAATAGCCGTTATCAATATGCAAACTCCAGAAATGGCAGAAATGTATAGCAAAATATGGAGGAGAAAAGACGCAATGATGCAAAACGAAACACCAGAAAGTCAAGCTGCAGCAATAATGGATATTGTAAATGATGAGTCATCAGAACTTATATCAAAAAACAAAGGAGCATATGCAAAGTATATTGCTGGCAATAATAGTAGAGATTCCACATTTGAAGAATATCTTGCAGACAAAAGAGCGGAAGAATATATAAGTAGTACAACGGGAATGCCAAATGATAATTTTTATGGATGGGACCCAAGAATAGAAATAGATGATATAAAGCTAAAAACACTAACAATAGGAAAAGAAGATGTTAGAAAATATGGATTTTGGGAAGGCGACGAAGAAAGACTTAGAAGAATGATAGCCCTAGATAGCGAAACACAGGTAGTTAATGAAATTGAAGAAATAAAGTCTGGTATAAGACAAGAAAAGCTTCAATCTGCAATAATAAAGTCAGAGCTATATCATCGTGGCATAACAGTAGAAGAAGTAAGGTTTCATAGAAGCCAAAGTAATAATACTAATATAATGGTTGGTGCATAATGTCATTTTTTACAACAGCAGTAGGAACAGTTGGTGGTTTTGTCTCACAGGATCCATTCGAGAATCCTTTTTCTTCAATTATAGGAGCAGGCATTGGTGGTGTTGCTGGATATAATTTTGTATATCAAAAAAACAAAAAGCCATTATTTTCAATATCAGATAAAATAAACTACAACAAGCAATATATATCTGGAGAATATAACAATTTGTATTTTTCAAAAGTTGCAAAACAAAGAGTAAACGCTTTGCAAAGAATGCCTATATCAATAGAGAGAATAAGAAAAAAACTAGCAAGCCCAAACAATTTGTCACAGAGACAAATTGATAGATTAACCTCTCTTTTATCTGCAAAAGAATCAAAGTATGGATCATTAATGGCAAATATGGATATTTTGGCAAGAGCAAGAAATATACCATCAAACATAAGAGACACTAAAAACTTGATGGCAATGATTAAAGCAGGAGATAGACAAACTATCAGCCTTATAAATGATACATTTAGACTTGGAAAGCAAGCCTTTGGTACAGGCGTATTTGCAAATCAGACAAAAAGTGGAGTTACATATACTGCACAGATAACATCAGGAATGGAAAAGGATATAGCAATAGATGTAATAAAAAAGCATTTTTTAAACATAGGAAATAGCGAAATAGACTCAGCAAGAAAAGCAAGGAATCTACAGTTTGCACTTGAGGGTAAGTCCTTTTCTTTAAACAATACATCCCTAATGGTGTCTGAAAATGGAAAAAGATACGAAATTCCAATAACTGGAGGAACGTCTGGAAATGTTAAATTCACAAAAATAGACGACACATTCTATGTTTCAAAGCCATTTAATCCATTTATGAGAATGGCAATGAATGGAGATTCAGTTTCTAGTGATGAACTAAAATATCTATTTGGAGAAGTGCAAGACACAAAAGATCTCTTAAGGATGGCACTTGACCCAGAGGAGATGCTTGCATTGAGCAAGTTGTCTGGTAAGGATGCACTTGCGGAAACAGACAAATTTGTAAGAGAAAGCATAGAGTATCTTCAATCAGAAGCACATCTTGGAGTTGCAGACATTAGGGATATTAAAAATATGCAATCGCAAGACTTTACAGAATACGCACAAAGAGTGTCATCTCAATCAATAGGATTCATGAAGTCACTCGCTAAAGGTAAAGATGGAAGTTTGTCAATAAGGGATATAGATACATCTGGCAAAGTCTCTGGCGGCATTGTGAGCACATCAGAATATGCAAGATCATATTCATATCTTAAGTCTATATTTAAATACGATCCACTGTACGGACAATCTGTAAATACCATCGGAAGATATACATCAATAGGCAACATTGGTATGTATGGGGCAGAAGAATCGCTATTTCCAACCGCAGAGAGAGGATATGGGTCACAAATAGTAAGATCATATATAGACAGCAATAACTATAACTTAAGAAGACTGGATATCGACTCAGATATTGCTGACTGGATAGCGAAAAATATATCTGGATCATATTCAATAGATGATGGCTCTGGGTTAATAACTAACAACGGAAATAAGAAATTAATCAGTTCTCACTACATAAATTTTGAGATACCAAGATCTGCAAATGGATCATTTTTAGCACATGAAAGCATAATAAACGCGTTGTCAAGCACAAACAACAAGAAAGGCTTGTTGTCACAAATACTGGTAGATAGAGACATAATACTTGGATTTGACAGGCACGGACTGCCAATAAAGCTTAGTAGTGTGTACTCAAATGCACAAATAGAAAGTGCAGATGTTGTAAACGACTCAATAAGACTAAGACTAAGGGCATCATTTGATGCAAGCAGTGAATCATGGATAAAATTGTTTGGCACATCATCAAAGGCTGGATATACAAAGACATCTCAGCATGCACAAAGAATGATATTAGCAAAAGTTGCAGAAAAACAATTAAGTCAAAATTCAGAATTGCTAGATAGTATATCTGCAGAAATTGGCACAGACAGAGCAAATATAATCAAAACCCTGCAGTCAATGCACTCATCAGTTGATTCTGTAGATGAAAATGTAGTAAATGCATCAGACGTTATATTTAAAAAGCTAAATCTTGACAACATAGATATCATAACAGGCAGGGGAGAGGCTGGAAATAAAGTTATCTCTACAATAGCAATGGGCACAAAGAACGAAGCAACAGAAGCAGCAGCAAGCATAATTAAACAGGTGGGCGATGCAAACATTAGGAGAGGAAGCGAAAATGAAATATTCAAAAGACATATGGCCACATTAGCAGACGCAAACTCCAGCAGACTTGACCTAGCAAGGTCAGCAATGTTTATGCTTGCACAAACAGACGCAAAGGGAAGTGCAGATATTGTATCGACACTAAGAGCTCTTGGCGGAAATAGTCAAAATTTAGATCAACTTGTCGCAAGAGGTGGTAAGATTTTTTATGACGATATTGATAAAGCATATAGCTTATTAGATGATGCAATAAGCAGTTCTGTCAATAAGATAACAGATTTAAATGCAATAAATACCAATGTATCAATAGACCTAGGAACAGGCCTTCATGGCATAGGCAATGTTGGGTCGATGTCATGGATAGAAAAAACGCAATTGATGGCAAATGGGCTAACACAAGAGATGATAGATGAAATCTCAAGAGTAAACAGTGACGCATTGTATGAATTAGATTTAATTAAAAGCTCAACAATTCAAGGTGCAAGCATAGATGATGAAACAAAAGTCGCTAGGGGCAAGGATATACTTTCAAGTTTTTCACTAGACCCGAGCAATAGAAGGGCTACGCTAGAATCAATATATGGCACTTTTGATGACTATGCGTCACATTCACTATCAATCCCAGATGGTTATTCAGGCACAATAAAAAGTGTACCAATATCAACTATATCAACAAACAGAACAAATTTGTACGATGTTGATGTGTCGGAAATATTGTCTGACCTAGAAAAATCAAGAAGAAGTCTTATTGCAATAGACCTGGAATATGCTGCAGCAAATGCAAAACAAAAAGCATTATTGTCAGCCAGATATATTACAGCACTTGGAGACTATGAACAAAAAATCATTTCTCTGTCAAAGGGTGATGGAAATATAATCAAGGAGGCAGCAAAAAGATCTATGGATGGCAGTGGAATATTTAGAGCAAGAAGTGTTGGCGGAAGATTTGCGGAGTACATGTCTGGAACAAATCAAGCTGGCATGCTTATGTCTATGGATACAATTTTAGATCTTGCAAAGAGATCTGGCGTTGAGGTTGATTTTAAAAAAATTGACGGAGAAAATTTCCACAAGGTTGTTTTAAAGGGTACTGGAGAAGACTTTGTATCTCTTGCAACTAGAGAACCAGCACAGGGAGCTTTATCGTCTATATTTGCAAATATATATCTAGGAGATGATTTAGACTATTATGACGTAGGAATAGCAAATACCCAAAAGAATATGTTTAAATCTGGCATGTTTCTTGATTTTGACTATGACATATTAAAAATTGCATCTGCAAACTTTAAGGATGCAGACAGTAATCTTAAAGTTAAGCAAATAATGGAAAGACAAGAAAAGTATTTTGCAGAATTTGAGGGTTTAATAAACACCCTATCAAGAAAAGGCAATAAAGCTGATCCACAAATGCATGCGTCATTTGGTTCATTCTCAGAGTATTTAGAACACAGTATGTATTCTGCATTAAAATCAAAACAAAGAAAGATATTGGCGCCACTGGCTACTGATATAGCTATGAATATGACGGATGCATTACAAAGACATTTATCTTCACTAAATCTTAGCGAAGAAGATATGATGAGAAAATCTATTCTTGGCAGAACATTTATACATAACATGACAGAGGCCCTAATTAAATCAGCACATAGATCATCAAAAGATCTTGCTTCCACTGGTGCTGTATCAGAAATAGAAATGATTAAGGCCGCATATGACAAGGTAGAAAAGGGAGATAGATCATCATTCTCGCTTGATTTTAGAAATGCTGCGGAAAAGCTATTTGGTGTAAAAGATATGGACGCAGATACTAAAAAACTATATGATGAAGCAATTGGCGACGTAACCGAAGCAACCAAGTCACAAGCAGCAATGATATCTGCAGAAGGAGGAAGGATACAGGATTTTAGAAGTGTAAGAACTATGCAAGACATGATGTCAGAATTGGGTTCATTTCAGCAAAGAGAAAATATTCCTTCTTCTGAGTTACACGCTGATGCCTCAAGAGTAGGTCGTGGGTCAAAAATGCTTCTTGAAAATATTAAAAGAAATATATATGCAAATAAAAAGCCAATAGGATTTGGATTAGCTGGACTTGCAGCAACTGCTATGTTCATAGGAGCAGAAAAGCCAGAAATGACAAAAGAAGTTTTACCATACAAAACAAGCGACGGAATACTTCCAGTTCCACAATCTCAAAATGCGCATGTCTATAAGAAAAAAGAGTATGGACAAACAACAAACATTAAGGCTAGACATCATGAAAGAGGATCGTCCTTCTCTAGTCTAAGAAGAGATACGTTTGGTAACCATAATCAAAGAACAAATATAACAATAAGGGATAAAAGAGAGGATAGCTATTAATGCAATCTATTGACAACTATGCAGCACAAGAAGAGTTTATAATTAATGATATTATACTTAGGGTTAATGCAACTGACATACAAGTATTTGATCAGAAGTTTACAGATTCATATTCTGCAATAAGAAATAACTCTACATACTCAATCTCATCAAATGCATCAATTGCAACATATGTCTCTACTCTTGCTTTTGATTTAGACAACGAAGATGATCTTTTTAATTTGGTAAAGTTATGCACACAGCTTTGCAAATATCCATTTTTGTTCATTAAGTCTCAAAGGATAGATCAGTTTATACCAAGCGTATCAAAAAGTATTAATAGCTATAATATCTTTGCGGTAAAAGAATGGAGCATAAGACATGACTCAAGAGCAAAAAATGCAATATTCGTAACTATTGATATGCTTTATTTTAATTATGTTCCATACATAAAAGACTTTAGATTTCTTGACTATGCGCTTGTAGATTCATCAAACACAAGAACAGATAATGTCACAAGCAAAAAAGCGTCACTATTAAGTGTCGATAATCTTTACGAGTCAAAAATATTTCAGGATTATTTTGCAAGTGATTTTAATATTAAAAAAGAAAAAACAGATATAGCAATAAAGTCAATAATTGGATCTTCTCATGAGATAATTTTTGGATCTCCTGAAATAATAAAAGCAGAAGGTGAAAATGCAAAAAAACCAATAGATATTATAAACTCAAATATAGAATACGCAGGATTCGAAGACCAAGATACAATACTTGTTTCTTATGTTAACGACAATAGACAATCTTCCTCTAGTGTTGAAGGGGAATTATTAAACTATTGGATTTGCTACAGAGATATGCCGATAACGCTAATATCAGACGGAGACGGAAACAAGATATTTGACGTACAGGCAATGACAATAACAAAGAAGAATAATATTGTTGCAAATCAATTACAGATGTACAGAGAGCCATTTATACAATATCTAGGAAAATCTCCAGCTATAATGACGGTTGATATTTCAATAAATAATTCAGAATTTGAATACTCAGATTTTGGACATGACGCAAACCTTAAACCGTATGAAATATTGGCACACGAGTTAAGAAAAGCAGAGACATTCAAAGTCGTTGGCGGTAATAAACTTCCATTTAAATCTTTGCGAATACGAAGCCTTCTTAATATCCTTGCAGACTCTAACTATTTCATAATTGACAGCGAATCATCTATTGAATCAGCAGACGATCAAGGAAGACAAGGTGTCACTCTTAATTTTGTTGAATCCGACATAACAAAACTTGTTGGTGCTGGGAACCTGAACCTTTCATCTCAATCATTATATGATAAGGAGCTTTATCCAATGATATTTGCTGCATCTGAATTATTGCAGTTATACTCAGAAGAAACCTCACTTAACTTAAATAAACCAAAAACAAATGGCGGAATACCAATAGCTTCTGATGACATAATTCAGGTAAAAATCAAAAACAACAAGCCATCAAATAAAGAAAATACAGTAATAGCAAATAATACATCTTCGCTTGTGAAATTGTCATTACAAGAAAGACAAAAAATACTATCGTCTGGAATAGATGGCGAACCAAATATTGATAGCCTAATAGCACTATTGTTTGTAGGAGCAAACAACCTGATTAAGTCTGTAGCAAAAGGAAATATGCCAGCATTTGACACTTACAAAGATGGACTTAGCAAGACAGCAAAGGCATTGAAATTGCTAGCTACAAAACTACGAGATAATAAGATAAAAGTAGATACATCTTCTCAAAATTTTATAGAATTTTTTGGCGCAACAAGCATTACATTAAAATTAATACTGGGGAAGAATAATGGCAATAATGTAGAAAATGCACAAAGGTATCCAGCTTTTTACACAAAAGTTTTACAGTCAGTATATTCAAATCTTAATGTTAATGCTACAAAAGGTTCCTTTAACGAAATTAAAGGAGAGGCATTAGAGGATATGTCAATATTTAAATCTCTTGTTTCTGGAAGGTTCATAAGAGAAGGCTCAACCGACAAAGAATATCTAGGTGAATCTGACAATAGAAAATTCTCACCATTCTTTTTTATTGATCAATATACATATATGGACCCAGTATCATTAATTGCAACAACAAGTGCTATAACGACTATTGCTGGAAAGACGCTAGAGGACAAGGAGTCTTTATTTAATAGGGATGGCGTTACTATTTCAGATTCATCAAACTATATACCTTTATATAAGGTTAAAGAGATTGATGCAGAAAACAAGTCAGCTACAAAAACAAAAAAGCTTGGGAAGATTGAATCGACAAAAAACAGATTAGAAAGATTAAATAAATACGCTAATTTGGCATATGAAGAATACACAAAATATATTAAAGAAAACGCCAACAATAAAAACGTCAACAAGTCAGTAATACTAACCAAAGATTTGTTTTTTACGATCATAGCAATAGAGTCTGATGGCTTCCCAGGTGCTCATAGAAGTGGATCTAGCTATTATGGCTTATTTCAAATAAACAAAGCCAATTGGGATTACTACTATGGCAAAGAAACATTTAGCTCCAAATGGAATGATCCTGTATCAAACACAAGGGCAACATTAGATTTTTGGCACAAATATATATTCCCAGAATTAACAAACAAAAGCGCAAAAGAAATTGACCTAAATCCAAATTCTTACTTCAACTTATACATGATGCATCAGCAAGGTGCAGCTGGATATAAAAGTATAATTAAGCTATACAGAAATGTATCTACAAGAGGCGTTGTAGTTAGAGATACAAATTTAAGGGGAAAAATGGCATCTAATTTCCCTGGGCAAAATGAAGCAAAAACAAGATGGGACTACAGACCAGACTCGTGGCTAAAGGCATGGAAAGATAAATTTTATAGCAAGACAGGCATAGATTCTCAAATATTTGGATATACTGAACCAGTAAAAACACAAGGTTATGCTCCACTGTCTGTTGGAAATTTAACAACAGGGATAGGTGCGCCAGCAAACGCGAATTTGATTGCATCTATATACAAAAAGCAAGAAGGTCCAGGCTCAAAGGCAAAGCCAAAAGTTGAAGATGGTGACACATTTTCATTTCCATCATCAATGTTTGAGGCTAGAGAAGGCAAGCTTCCAAGCGGAAGACTAAGAATTTATGGATTAGACACAAAAGAAAAGAACCATAGATTAAGCGGAGTGGGCCAAAAATACAGTATTGATGCACTTCTAGCTGCAGAAGATATTCTGTCAAAAATGGTATATCCAATAAAAATATACAGTCTTGGCGATACAAGCGGAGACAGGGATCTTGTAATTGTTGTTGACAAAAATGGTTCTGACTTTACATATGAGATGCTAAAAACTGGATTGGCCAAATACTCTCCACTACAAGAAGAAGAGTTAAAAGGAAGGAGTGGTATATATAGAGATATATATAACCAAACTGAATCTTTACTTAAAGTAGATAGCCAAGAAACATCACAGGACGCCACAAAAAAGACTATAGGCGGCTCGGAAGCACAAACAACATTTGATATACAGTCATATGAAAATAAAGTTGCAATAGCATTAGGAGACAATTTTGGTGATTATACATTGTCACAAAGATCAGATGCACTTATATCGGGAACAGACGATCCAGACAGATTAACAAGGCCGGATGACGGATTGTTAACAAGACCAGGCAAAGACGCATACTCTCAAATAGACACTGATAGCAAACCTTATGGACTTGAATTTGATGAAGATATAAATATGCAATATAGATGCATAAGAACAGGAAACCATATAGCTAGCGGTCTAGACCTAGCTGTTCCGTCTGTTAAGGCTTATATAGTAGAGGGCCTAAGAAGTGATGAATTTGCCAGATACAATTTAGTTGCACCAAGAGAAACAAATCTATATGAGATTTCTGGCTTGACAGATGTAAGAATAGAAACACCAACGCCAGACAATCCAGTGTCAGTTGCTGCATTTACTGTTCTTAATCCTGGTTCAATATATACAGATATAGCAGCTATAGCAAGAAGAGGCGGAGCGTATTATCCAGACTATACTGAAAACAATTTAGATCCAAACTTTGCTAGTAAGTCTGGCAAATTAATACTTAAATCTGGTACAAGAATACATATAAGGATTGGCTACTCTAACAACCCAAATGAATTGGAAACCGTATTTAATGGCGAAATTGTAGAGATAGAAGGAGAGGAAATACTCCAAGTGATAGCAGAAGGATATGGAAGAGAGCTTATTGCCATAGACAAAGCTGTAGAAGAACCTGAAGATCTTGGAAGCAAAAGTGCAACAACAAATTTAGTTATACACAGACTTCTTGAGGCAGATGAGATATATCATTTAGGATTAAAAAAATATGCCACAAATGTAACAAATCCTGTTGGAAGAAATATACTTGACGGTGTAACGGTTGATGCTAGCGATCCAAATTTAACATCAAACTTTACAAAAGTGTGGAAAGCTATATACGGATGGCTTGCAGGTGATGATCCAAACGGTATATGGTTTGGTGACTGGTGGGCTAAGTCAAGTGAACTATACACAAATGTATATAGTCCAGTAATACAAGGTATGGATCCAGAAATGTCAGGCGACATTAAAATAAGATACTTGATATCAACAGTTAAAGATATAGACTTAATATTCCCACTGTACAAATCAACAACATGGGAGGCGCTAAGAGAAGTACAATATAGGCATCCAGGCACATACATGAATGTCATGAATTACAAAGAAAGAGGGTCTTTGTTCTTTGGAATTAAGGAGCAAATGTATATACATACAGATCCACCAATATCTATGTTTACTGGGGCAACAGAATCTTTTGAAACATACAGTAAGGAAGTTAATGCAATCAAACACAAACTATTAAAGCCTGCAACAGATATGCATCTAATAGTTTCAGAAAGAGATATTATATCAAACCAAATAAAAATTGACGGTGGATTTAAGACGCAGATAAACGTAAGATACTTTGACAGAATGCCATCCGCAGAAGGAATAGAGGATATGAGTGATTATAGCTTCTATACTATGCAACTAGATGACAATCTTAGACCAAACGCGATCAGGTCAAAAACTCTATACATGAATGCGTGTCATAAACAATTTATGGCATACAGATATGGGACTACAGAGCTAGTTGCAGAAGCAGAAAAAATGTACGATGGAAAAATAATAATAGTTGGAAATCCTTACATGAAGGCTGGCGACTACGCATATATAAATGACTCCCACAGAGGTCTTAACGGCATTATTAAGATAAGAAGCTGTTCGCATATAATCAATAGCAAGGATGGATATATTACTGTAATAACACCAGGACTATTTATAGAGCCAAGGATTTATAGGTATTCAAATCTGTACACAAAGCTTGGGTTAGCATGGACTGTTGCAGCAAATAAAATTAAAAATGATGCAAAAGTTAATTTCTTTGACACAAGAAAAATAAAATACGTTACGTCATTTATGGAAATACTAACCAATCCATTGCTTGCAGAACAATTAAATTCTTCACCTTTAAGTTACGGAAACAAATCAGCTTTAGCACTAGATCTTACACTTAAGGCACTACCTGGCGTAACTGGCGGTGTCGCTTTGTACAGGGCATTTCCTTGGTTGACTAGGCAGGTAATATCTGTTGCTGCAGCAATAAGTTCATCAACGCTTGGAGGTGCAATAAGCACAGCAGCTACATCAGCAAGGGTTAGCACTGGGTTGCTGCTTGGCGCAAGATCGCTTGGAGGAGGGGCTTTAGGTTTTCTATCGAGGGTTTCTTTGGCTACGCTTGGAGGTCTTGCAGCAGGAGTACAAAGAGGTGTAAGTATTGCTGCAATAGTAGCAGCAAGCCCAGCTCTTGTATCGGCAGGAACAACCATAATAGCCGCAGCTATACTAGTCATGTATTTATATCAGACGATAGAAGAGATAAATCAAACAAGACAACCAATAGTCATGTATCCTTTACTAAATAATGGCATACCATATCAGGCTGGCCTATTTGGATACGAGATAAATACGCTAAATGATTCTTTTGGGCTTGAATTTAACAAAACCATGTCAGCTATAAACACAATATATAAAGCAGCAAGATCAGAGTATCTTAGATCGTCTGAGTCGGATAATGCTAAACTAGAAAAAACATTAAAATATCTAAACACCATAAATAAAACAGCGTCACCAGATTTATTTTATAGATCAAAGGAAATAAAATGACAAGAAAGGAAATTGGAATTATAGAGACAATATCTCCGCAAGGAGATATTATATATGCAATAATAAGAAGAAAAGGGGATGCTGTTTTTGACACAGAAGGTAGCAGCGTATATATAAATAGTCATATCTATACACAAGATATGGCATATACGATGTTGCCAGACTCAACAAAGTCTTTGTCCGAGACACTAATACAATTAGATATAGGAATGTCTATTTATCTAGCAAAACTAGAAAAACTAATAGGGAAAGAAGTTTTAGTATCAATAGAGGATGGGTTCGTAAGATATGCTGAGATTATAGACGCAGACAAGAACCCAAGATTGATATCAGCAAAAGATATAGCTACAGCAAGAAGACTGTCATCTAATATTTCACAAATAGATTCAACTGGTATAGAATATTTAAAACAACAAGGATATACAAATGGACAAATCACTTCCACGTTGTCAGAAAATATTGGAAATAATAAACTTAATGGTGTTGTTATAAAATATGGAGATGCGGCTGTTTATGACGCAATATCAAAGTCAGAAGTTTCATCAAGAAAAAACATGGAAATATCATCAAGTATAGCAACTGGCATCCCTGCATCAAAACTAAAGAACAAAACATGTCATATACACATAAAGGCTTTTAGCGCAAAATGAAATTAAAAAATCAATTAGACTCTTCTGTGTTTATCGAAGCAGACACTTCGGCATCAAGAATAGCAGCAGGAGCTGTTTCTGTAACAGTAGACAAAGAAGCAGGCGCTTTTATAAATGGCGCTTTATCAATAAGTAGCGGTATACCAAATATAAGAATTGGGCCAATACATAAATTTAACCCATTAACAATTTCATGTATACCATCAACACTTGTCACTCCAATACCAACATTTATTTTTGATATACCAGCAAAACATGCAATAGCTACAGCTGCACTTGGAGCATTATTAGGGTCAACATTATGAATATACAGTTAGATTTGTCATTTAATGACTACGGAGACATTGAGTTTGTAAATGGAAATATATCTGTAATAAAAAACCAACTTGATATACTAAGGCAAAACTGTATAGACAGAATAAAAACAGGTTTTGGCGACTATAAACTTAATAAAAATATTGGTGCAGATATACAAAGTTTTATAGGGAAATCTGTTGATTCAATTCTTCTGTCTAAAATAAAAGAATCAATTATTAGATCATTAACAGTTGATAATTTTCTAGAAAGAGAAAATATACAATGCGCAGTGGTAGAAGTATCAGCAGGCACAATTTTTATAAAAATAGAAATATACACAAATATACTTGGATACTCTTTTACAACAATGTCAATAAATTCAACATTCAACACAATCAATGGTGCCTTAAATGTCTATAAGTAACATAAACAAGAATATATTATCAATAAAGATATTAGATAATATAAATACAAGCTTAGGTATAGATAATTCATCACTATCTTCTAAAACAAAACTTATTGCAGATGCTTTTGCCGAAGAGATAAGTACAATTTCTGCATCTACGATAAATATAATGAATCGCTATTCATCGTCTACAGCAGAATCATTTTATCTTGACATAGTTGGAGCAGAGAACAATATATATAGAAACAATGCACCGTACATAACAACAGACGAGAATGTATCTATTGTTATGCCAATAAGTCAAACTTCTGGATTTGATGACCTGCTGATAGGTAGAGAAATAATATCTACTGGAGAACAAGTAACTATTGATTCGAATTATGTTGTCACATTTTTGAGGCCTGTTGTTATAGCTTCAAAATTTGATCCAGTTGAATGCTTTGTTAGACTAGAAAGTTACGATATTGATTCTAATATTTATATAAACAAAGATTCATCATTTGCTATGAGTGGAGATAATAATCCATATTTGGAATTTGTAAAACTAAAAATATTGACAGACATAAATATTCCAATATCACCAGTTGATGACGACACATTTAGAATGGCAATACAAAAAGCAAAAGTGTTAAAAGACAAAACAACAATAGAGGCTGTTAGTTCAGAATTAATATTAGTTCAAAATCTTAATGGATACACTATAGACTCTAATGCAGGAAAAATAACCCTATTTATAGTTACAGATTCTATGGTGCAAAACTCAGGAGAAGATTCACTCATAGATAAGTATAAGTCATACTTATTGGCAAAGATTAAAAATATTGTATCCGCAGGGATAGAGGTTGATGTTGTTACTCCAGACAGATATGTAGTTTCTGTAAAATATGAAAACAATTCATCAATACCTACGCAAATAATAAAAGATGTTATTATTGAATTTTTTAAGAGTAACTATGTGTATGCAGAAAATCAAATATTTGATTCAACAAACATAACAAAAAGACTACACATTGACTATCCTGCAATGAAAGAAGTTTATATAACAAAACTAGGTTTATTTGATCCAATACTAAACAAAGAAATAATAGAGCCACAGTCAGTGTTGAATATTGATAAATATGGATATATAACATTGAGTCAAAGCAATATATCTGAGGAATAAATATGAATAGGTCATTAAATATATCTATTGGCACTGGTCCACATTATGTAGGCGGAAATATAACTGCCACAGCAACACTTTCGCCATATACTGCTGGGTTAATATATATTTGGATAGATGGCGAAGGGAACGTTCTAAATAGTGGTATAGATTTAGTCAATATAACTATACCAATAAATGAAGGTGAATTTAATAGATCAATTATAGTCTCTGTGATTGATGGAGATCTAGCAATAAATGCATCAGTATCATATGTATGCGAATATAGCTCAACTATCTTGCCACAACCAACAATACAAATCGTAAAAAGAAAAAGATCAAACTTAGAACTACATAGATGGCTATCCTATATGCCTAAATGGTCATTTGCGAATAAATCACATCTATCATCATATGCAAAACTTTCAGACTTTTCATACTTATCGCTAACAGATATAGCGTCAAAACCAATTATAAAATCTGCTATAAATATGACAAACGCTATAGATACAATTGATTATAATAGATACAGCTATCAGCTACCAGTACATAGGAACACAAAACTTGCAGTTTCAGACGTTGGAATTTGTGAAAACATAGGACATTCAGATTATGTCTCTTTTGATAGTTATCCTATAACAAACTGCTATATAACTGAAGGCAAGATATATAATTACGAATATGAATATAACACAGATGATTCATTTCAGAGATTCAATTTGCCTATAGAATGCTTTCTGTATCTTACGTCATATGATAATACCGAGGATGATGTGACAATTGTAGGTCTAGACAAGAATGGCGTACTAATAAAAGATAAATTTAAATTACACCCTAGAATTAGCCATAAAAGCATAAATAAGTACAAGGCAGTTATAGGAGTTTATAGCAGAACATCATTTAATATTTCAACGACATCAAAAAGCGACTCGTATATAACTGGATATATAGATTCAAAAAGAATAGTAGATATTGATGGAAACTATTTTGAGCCATTTTTCAAGCAGGATGAATTAGATCCAACAGTATTAAATATAACAAAAGACAATGGCATTGATATATATAAATTTAGAGTGAATAAAACAATTGACAAGTTTGTTGTTACAGAAAATTTGGACTTATTCTTTATATCAGACAACACACTATACTCAGCAAAGATGTATCTTGATGTCGCATTAAACGCTGGCATTACGTCAACATATAACAATAATGACATATGCCAGTCAGTATATGACAATGTAATGGACGGAGAATATATAGAAATAGATATCAGCACAAAAAATATAGAAAAGATTGGAAAATACTTCTCTATAAAAATGAACAATGGAAATAATGAGATTTGGTTTAATAAAAATGGATTGGAGACAAACACAAGAGAGCTTATAAACGTAAAGGAATGTCATAGTAAAATTGTCATAAGGAAGCAGAAGTTAAATAACCTGCCATATATATTTACTGTTTTTGTCAATGAAATAAAAGAAGTTTTTCAATCTGGAATAATTGACAATAATATTGAAACATATAAAATATGTGAAGACATATATGACATAGAAGTTTTTGACGGTCATATTTATATATCATCATTAAAAACAGCATCACAGAAAGCTGCAGAGAATAATAGCTACCAATACCATTCAAAATTAGTAAATAATAATCTAGAAATAATACAAAGCACATCAAGCAATTCAACTACATTCAAATTAATTCCAGTGCGGTGCTGCTATTCTGCTTCAAATAACTCAATCATATTCCCTCAAAAAATAAACATAGAAGAAGTATTATATGAATAAACTGCTGCCAATAGATCTATACGAAAAATCTGAAAAAAGAAATAATGGCGACATTAATAGCTTAAACAAAAAACCAAAAAAATCGCCAGCAGTATATATAGATTCAAACTCAAACATATCAATAGAAGGAAATAAGATAACAATAATTAGCACACAATATGATCTGTCTTCATATACTGTACTAGATATAGTAAATATACTGACAGACAATGGAATTAATGCCAGTATTTCAAATGAAAGATACGCAATGTATCCTGCAATATTATTAGCCGACTTTGCTTCAAAAAATACAAAGATATCAAACATTAAAAGTAGCCCACAGAATTTGCTTGAATATGGAGTCAAGTACATGGAGGCTGTGCATGACATAAATGATTCATTAAGCTTTAATGTTGTCGAAATATCTACAAATGGAAAACAAAACTTATTTGAACTTATAGACACAACTGTATATTCAAACATAGATAGCAATACAATAATAATATATGAAGAAATATACAATAAATACTTTCTTAACGTGCAGAGTTTTAAGGTGATAAATGGGCACATGTTTGACAATAATTCAATAATCGGAAGATATGTTACTTCGGGAAGCTAACATGACAACAAAAACATACAATTTAAATATATCACTTAGTCCTACAACATCAACTAGAAGCGCATACAATACAGATCACACATTTGATGGAATAGAAAATTTTAACTACATATCAACACTCAACGACGGAATATATGACAATGGAATGATAATAAGAAATGGAAAAATAATTCCAACACTAAACAACGGAAATGTATCTCTTGCCGATTCTTATATAAAGAAAAACAATAAGGAATTTTACAGCATTCAGTCAAGCGAGCTTTTGTCAAACCTAGCATATATATACGAAAGACAAGATGATGTTATATCAATAGCAAAGAAGCTAAGTATAGAAATAGATAAACCTTCATATATTGAATCGGAGCTAATATCAAATTTAAATCTTATTGGTGTTAAAACACAACTATGCAAACATTCAAATATAGCCTCATACCTATCAACAATAACAGACTCATACGCTAACTTTGAAGTAGCAGATACAATAAAATTAAATGAAACAAGCATAGCAATAAAGACAAGGTTTTTCCCAATATTGCCAATAATGAAAATATTTGGATATAACAATTTGTCAATGTCATATTTAGATCTATCCACAAACATAATATCTATATCAAGGCACACTGGAGAAGTTGAGATTTCAGCATCGAATATAGATCATGTTAAAATAATATATTTTGTGTCACCAGTTGCAGTAAATAAAGAAATAAATATACTTGAGCCGCTTAGTGGTGATTTCGTAGGAGTTGTTTCCAACGCAGAGCACCTATACACGAATGTATCTGTATCAGGCGCTAATATGATGCTCGACACAGAAGAACGCATAGATTGCGAAATAGTTCCAAAAAACTTTGTTGATGGGATAGATGCCTCAAAAAACATAATAATAAATGGCAAAATATCAAAAACAAGTCCAAGAAAAAATAAGTATACAATATCTCCGTCATACAATTTATCAGATAACCTTATAGAAACAGACATCAATTTTAATTTGCCAGAGCTAACAAATAATATAAATATAGCAATATTGGGAATGTTTAATGACGCAGGGAACAAAAGGCTGTCAACTATGTGTGTCGGTGTAAGTTCGATTCCAACGGCATACCAATCAATACTTTCAGCATCGTCTTCATTTAATACAATTATTCATAACACATCAGCACCACTACCTGCCGCAAACAACGGAAATCTTTCGTATAGCATAACTCATACCACAGATAATGGATATTCAATTGTGATGCCAGCATGGATTGACGAATCTTCGATATCAATACAACAAGATGATGGGGCATCTATGACTTCATTTACAAATTATACTTTCATAGCTCCTGATATAATATTGTTTGATAAAGAATATACAGACACAAGTTATACATACCATATATCTGCTGGATCATTTGTTAGTCCAATTATTTCAATAATAGATAGCTACAATCACAAAGCATACATAGCATCAGCTGGAAATATATTTGCGCAATATCCTACATTAGAATCTCTATATTTGCTGTGCAAAGATAATGTTATAATAAATTATATAAATAGAAGCTCTACATATGCAAAAACATATTTTAAAAACAAAACTACACTTACGGTAGATGTTTCAAAAAAATACATAAAAACAAACCTAGATAAATACAAATCGCTTATTCTGGAATCGTAATAATGAGTCAGCTACAATCAAATATAAACTTGCCGTCACTTGAAAGCATTGATGGCTTTGCAACATTATCAAGCATCTCTGAGGTAATAGTCTCAACAGAAAATGAAATAGACAATATAGGAAATGCAATAGGCAACATACACCAAGAGGGAGACTATAATCACAATCTTCCAAAAATGATAAATAGTGTTGGAGAAACAATAGGCTCCGAACTTTCAGACCCAGCTATGCCTTTTGGTCAGTCATTTTCTAATTTTGCAGAAAGTAAAGTTTTGTCAGGCGAAAAATCAGCTATATTAAAATTAAATGCAAACATATCTAATCCAATAGTGGTTCAAGGCTACAATGACCTAAATTCGCCAACTACGCTTTATTCGCTAGCTACAGATCCATATTCAATGTCGGCAAATGAATGTTATATAAGCGGAAGGTATATTATATTCAAGGATCCACCATACCAATTTACGATAACATATGATGGCACATATCCAGACTCACAATACATTGATAAAGACGGATACATGCCAAATATAGTGCCAAATTTAATCAACCCCTCCTATAATAGACCGACATTAACAATAGAGTCTGGCAAGATTAAGGTAGAGCTAAATAATGCCAATGCAATAAAATCAGACGTTTCAATAGATGATCAATATGGTATTGTTTTAGCAAATTATCTTCTACCATTTGTGGATGCAACTGGCAACACTCCATGTCCGCAAGCTTATATTTCAGCCTACATATACAGGCCACTTTCAGGACAAATTACAAAATTAAAATGCAATAACATTTATATATTGTCAGCGGAGTCATACTACCTAGATACAAGTGAATCTGTAGATTTGGCTAACGATATTGTAATTATGTCAATAACAAATACAACGATAAAAGAATGGCTAACTACCGCAATAAGGGAATTAGAAAATCACAAGCATGACGGAATGGATATATCATCTCCAATAAAACATGAAACACTTGATGGTATATTGCCACAGTCAGAAAATGAAGATATTAAATATACAAAATCAATAATTCCAAACAACGACCATGTTCAATATATTCACAGAGAAGGATATAAGCCAGCAGATGAAGGCAGCTATGGAAACGCTATGCTTGGAGACCTGTTTATATCGTCAACTAATAGCTCATCGTTATTTAACAACACACTCTATGATTCAAACCAGATATTATTTGGAGAAACCAACGGAAATGGCCATAGTATATATAGACGTTCAGTAATATCTGGGGACGTTCTTGATGTGGCATCTTCGTCAAATGGATTGTTAGTATCATACGAATATAACAATCAATACAAATATGGAATTGGCATATCCACAAATAGTTCTGGTATTCATAAGCTTAGTAATAGACACGATAATAATAACTTATTGATATCATCAAATAATAATAACATAACAATTGGAAAGTATGACAATGGACTAGAGTCATATGTGCTTGGAAATGCGGAACTTAATACTCTAAATGTCTCATCAATAAATTTAAATCCTGTCATTATTGCTAAAGATGGAATAGATGCTATTGTGGCATCTACAAATGGTAATTCTTTTTTAAAAATAGGAACTAACATTAATATAATTGCAAGCACAATACTCAGAGGGATACATTTTACAGATGGGACCAATAAATTTGCGAAAATATTCACCTCAAGAGAGGATGGAGGAGTTGCAACACTAGCAGATAATAAAACAGTCATCGCTTCATCATCTGACTTGTATCTTATCAAAAATATGGGAGATACAACATCTGGCATATCTACAGAAAGTCGTTCCAATATATACGTTGGTGATATATTCTGTTACACAATTGGAACAAGCAAAACAAATGGAACAACAAAAAATGGATTTAAGATAGGCGATGATCATGCGATATATCTTACAGAAAATGTTGGTCCAGATGCAAACACATTAGTCCTTGAAGCAAATAAAAAGGTTATACTGACAAAGCCATCCTTGACAGCCAATGTCGCATCTCCAACATATACAGATTTACAACTAAATGACCTGTACGCCAAAGATGTGATACTTAGTGGAAAAATAACTGGAAATACAGAATCTACAAATTCAACAATTACAAACCTAACAGTTAACACCTCGTTTACGTGTGCTAATACATGTACTGCAACATTTAACGGACCAGTTAATTTTAATGAAGCGATTGATTTTAATGACAATGTAACAATAGGCGTATTAACAGTATCAGATACTGGAAACTATTCAGATAGATTAAATGCAAATAATGCATATATACAAAATCTTACTAGTGAGATAACTACAAATCTAAAAGGGCAGATTGTATTTAGTACACACCCAGTAACAACTAATATTAGTAAATTTACATGCAATGTGCCATCAGTGTTTAATGAAACTGTAACGTTTGCATCTACGCCTACATTTAATACTGGTGTTACATTTTCTAGCTCCACCATAAACACACTAACCTCTACTGATCTTATATCAACAAACGCTACAATAACAAGTGCAACAATAACATCATTAACGATAACAAATGTATTAAATGCAACTGGAATAAACACTCCGACTCTTGATACAGATAATGATGGAATAGTTGTAAATGGCAGAATACAGCAAATAGGTTCTACAAATCCAAATGTGTTTCAGGCAGCAATACATGTTGCTGGAGGAATAGAAATAACATCAACTGGGCAATCTATTGATTTAAATAATGGATATGTTGAAAATCTACAAATGAAACCAGTTCCAGATGATAAAGATGCAGCAAATGTCAAGTTTGTTAAAGATCAAATAGCTGCAACGTTATTAAGTTCTTTACTTAATGCTACATATCCTGTTGGAACGATATATAAAAATGCTACAAATCCAAACAATCCAGGTATTTCAAGCGGTCCATTTGGTGCAAATTATTTTGGAGTATGGTCAAAATACTCAGAAGGTAAGGTGATTATTGGATCTGGTACACATACAGATACAAGAGGTGAAACAATGTCGTTTGTTTCTGGACTGACGGGCGGTGAATATAAACATGTACTAACAAAACCAGAAATGCCAAGCCATACACACACGATAAGTGGCAATTTTGTGGCTTCAAATAATGGGACAAGTGGCGATCAACCAAATGATACGCCAATAAATAACAGTACATCTATAACAATGTCAACAGAAGGGCAAGATCAACCACACAATAATATGCAGCCGTATGTAGTAGCTACAATTTGGATTAGAACAGCATGATAACAAAACAATACAACATGAAGCTCCAGGAGGAGCTTCACATATCTAAATTGTCAGCATCAAATTCACCAAAAAATGTAATACTTTTAAATATATCTGACAAAAAGCAATCACTAACAGAAGTATCAAACAAAGATTTTTTAGAAATTGATGCAGAAAAATTATCAAATAAAGCTATAAAAACAAACACAACAGATGTTTTGGCAACAGACATTAATCATAATGGGGCAGTATACTACTTTAAGCATAAAAAAATATCCTATCCATTACATACAATAACATACAATACAGATGTATACGAACCATCTGGGCAGCTTATTTATTCAAATGAAAGATATGTTAATGCAGAAATAAGAAATTCATCTGGTCTTATTGTTAATATTTTAGAAATGGAGTTTGTCCCAGTATTTATTGATAAAAGAATGCTTAATCTAAAAAGCTATATTGATATTGATGGAAAATATTTTACTCCAAAGAGAAAGGGTGACAGCTTAATGATTTCTTTCTCAAAAGAAATATCTAGCTATACTATTAATAATAGTATATTTAAGTCAGAAGCATCCATCAGGAATAAATATGCAACAATAAAATTAAATAATTTCTTGTATGTACAAAACAAAACAGTTAATGGACTTAACTCAATTATAGAATACGACTATTTCAATCCAGTATTTAGTTTAATAAGAAAAGTTAGAGAATTTATTGTAGTTGACAAAACAGGATATATTTATCTCTCAAACAATAATATAGACATAGACTCAATAAAAATGATTAGCGTTAATGATATTTCCTTAAACATAGAGTTAGGCAATTTAACAAATCATTCATCTGGAAAAATATGCATAATTGATCTATTGGCGAGTAATACAATTGGGCCTGAAGATTTAGTCGGAATAGAATACAACTATCTGCATAAAGACGAGATGTATGTTGATATTGATATTAGAAAATTAAATAAAGATTCAAGAATGCATTCTTATGTTGGTGCAACAAAAATATCAACTCCAACAGAAGAAACAAAAAATGAAAGAAATTTTGGAGTTTTTATTTCTCAAAATAATTTTCTAGTAGATAATGTTTTTGATTACACGACAATTGATATATCTCAATCTGGTTCAGAGTATTTGTTTGACTACACAACACAAAATCAAATAGTTTTTAATTCAGCAAATAAAATTGAATCTTTTTACGCAAATAATATTGGCGCAATAGATAACTACTTAAATAACAAGCACTATAAAGATTGCGGAGTTTTTGCAATAGAAAAAAATAATGCTGAGTATCAGTACATTCCAATAACATCTGTGCCAAAACAAGAAATGTATGAGCCAGAAAAAATAATGGATATCACATCATCAATAATTGTAATTGGAGACAGTGACATAGATTCTCCAGCTGGAATTAAAAAAATACTGTATCCAAATGCATTTCCAATAAAATATAATATTGATCACAAAACTTCATCTAGCATATACTTAAAGATAAATATAAATGAAGAATTATCATTTACAAACTACACAACAGATACAGATATAATTGATTTCTGCAAACTGTCTGATGAAATAAATGAAGACTACAGTTTTGACATATCAAAGTTTAGAGTATTATACATAGATAATAATGGCAAAACAGAAGAAGTCCCGACTGTATATGCGGACACTTCGTCTAATTATATATATCTTAAGTGCTCGAATACGGCAAATAAAGAGATTCGACTAAAATATTCAAATATGACTTCTAGTTATGGATTTAAAACATGAAAGAATTTATACAAAACTCCAGTAATTTAATAATTAGAAAATTTTCCGTACATAACATACTAAACGAAAGATCTTCAGGTGATAGAATAAATGGGATACTAAATAGCAATTTAGAAATATCAAAAGAAGGGAAAGATACACTTAATAAGCTAGGAGAGTATCTAGATGAATTTGACAGTCTAGTTGAATCAATATATTCGGCAATAGAGGAAAAAATAATATTTATGGAAACATATTGTGATGCAATAACATCGAATGCAAAACAAATACCATCAAATACTCTTGGGTCAATATATACATACAATGGCGACATAGAGCTGGATGGAATGACATACATAAAGGATACTGGATATATTCTTGGAGTAGACTAATGGCTATTATTAAGTATAGCAAAACTATAAATATAACATCGCACAATATAACAATGATAAACTGCGATATATCAAATCTATATGTAGATAGAATAACTGGAATAAATTCAAAAGGCGAAGAGGTCATAGTAAAGCATATTGGCTCAATAATAAACGCATCAATATCGCTTATGTATGATGAGTCATATAGAGTTTTTAACTTATACTACGACAACGACAATGGAAATATAACAAATCAAATACTTGATAATGAGATTTTATTTGTATCATCTTATTCAAAATATACAAAACGTGGAAGTATAAAATTAAAAGAAAAACAAATAGGCCCTATGGCTAATATAAAGCCAATTATAGACGTTTTAAATGTAGGGGATGCAAACATATCAATGTCTCTATTTGTGAAGCTATACGACGAAAATAACGCCATTATACACGGATATGAAATTATGATCCCAATATCGTCAGATTCCGTCCTTTATCAAAAAGAAAAGAGAGAAAGATACTCTTATGTTTATGGATACATAGATAGGAATAAAATAGAAGAAGATGTACTAATAGATAGAGATGATATTTTTGCATTTGGAATTCCAATAAATCAAGATAAATATATCAAGTACAACAATGGCGTTATATCAGTAGAGAATATTAATGCTTCATATATGTCTATTTCTGGTATTATAAATGTAATCAACACTGATTTTGCAAAATCAAATCACACTCCGATAATAAAAAATATAAGTATAGTGACATATTCATAATGCTAGAATTTAAAAACTGCAAAAATAAAAAAGAATTAGTTGCCAACATATTAAATGTAGGAAATGACTTTAATGAAAAAATATCAAATATAAACTCACTTAATACAGACATGCTGAGTGCAGTTGAAAAAACAGCCTCATATGGGCAATCACTTACGGACGGACTAAAGGTTATAGCAAATCAAATATCCGACATAATGATACTGGATGGTTATTTGGCAAAATCAATCACTCCTTTTGAAAATGTTAGTGTTGAATTAACAAATATGATAATTGACAAAGATACATTAACCATGAGAATTGCAAATAAAAAAATAAACAAGTCTGTAATAAAAGACATAAAAGTATTTGTAAATAATAGCAATAAATTTTTCAATGCATCATCTTTTATATCTGGTAATAGCACAATGGAGCTTAAGTCAATAGGTGATGTTCTTGATGCCACAATAGAAATACTTTTATCAAAAGACTTTGTAGTATCTGAATTTACACTAGGAATAGTAGACAACGGAACAAAGCTACCAAAAATAAAAGACATATCAATAATATCCTCAAATGGTTCATTAGCAAAACCACTAATACTAAATAGCGACAGCAATAGTTATTCAATAAGATCAACAGATGACATAATAAGGATACAGCCATCAGTAGGCAACAAAATTGTTATAAACTTAACAAAAGACGACTCGTATTTATCTGTAAATAGCAACATCTTTGAAATACTAATAAAATCATTATCTATAAATTCTGCAGAAGCATACTCCTTTGGAGAAGCTATTATTGGCCCAATAAAATCTGAAAACCCTATATTAAAAACAGGGGTGTTTTTAGATTGCGATGGTGATATCAAAATAGATGTATCTATTGACAAAACAGAATGGACAACAATCTCAAATATAAATTCTATATCAAAAATATCTTCAATATTTAACATAAACAATATTGACGAAGAAAGTGTTAGTTTTGAAAATGACATCGACAAAATATATATAAGGTTAACTATGTATGCAAAAAATACTTTGCCAATAAATCTTAACGACACATATATAGCAAGAGTTGTATCGTCATCTAATGGATATGTTGAAGCAGGATACGAAAATGAATATATGGTATCTAATGTATTTGAATCAATTAAAAAATCATACGGAAGAAATTCAGTATTTAAAATGAAGCCATATGAATACGAAAAACCATATGCAATATTAGACAACAAAAAGCTTTCATTGATAGAAGACAAGGAAACATATATCTTTGAAGAAACAAGCATGTCGATAAAAACAGACATGGATAAAGTATTAACAGCAAACAATACTGGCAAGACAACAGATCTGTATGCAGGCAACAGTATAGCTCTATATACGCAATCAATACCAACTATTGACAGAATATCACCAAGATCAAATTTATCATGCTGCCTAAAACTAAAAGTTCCATCAGGCATATATTATGCAAAATATAAAGATAAAGAATGGCAGATAGATATGTCTAATGCATCATGTAAATCAATAGACACATTCAATATGCTGGCAGAAGAAGATTCCAAAATATACATAAGAAGCTCATGGGATAATAACGAAACAGAAATAGCTTCACAGAATATAAATGGACAGTACATAATATCTTTATATGATTATTTTTTTGAACCAATACCAGATGCTAAATTTAATAAATTTTACCCATATGGGAATCTAGTGAATACTTATTCTATAAGCAATGGAAAAATAAAAACAAAACAAGAATCACTAATAGGGGCATATGCATATGTTCAGTATGAATCGGTTGTTAATAAAAAAATAATAAACAGCTCATCATCAAAAGTAATAAATTTAGAAAGATCTTTTGCTGCAAAGCATACAGAAAATTTAAATAACTTTATTTTCAAAAGAATAGCAAAATTAAAAAACTCAAATATTATATATGGATCATTAAAAATAAATACAGAAAATGCAGCAATACCATCAATTATTAATGAGGTAGTGTTTGTTGACGGAGCATCAGAATTTGCAAACTATAGCACCGTAACAAAAGCAGTAGGGCCAAGCCTAAACATAATACAAGTAGAAGATATAAAAAAGGATGGGCAAATTTTATTCACTGGAGAAACAGATCTATTTGTAAATAGAGTATATTCACAAGACGAGCTGTTATTTAGAGGGGATTATTATATATACGAAGGACAAATTTATCTTCCACAAGGTATATACACATCAGAATTTATATCAACAGAGATAACATATGAGTCTATACTTTCAATAAGCCAAAATGGTCTTTATTCAGTAGACTACAAAAAAGGAATTATATATTCACAAAACCAGATATACGAAAACATAGAAGTGGAATATATGCATTCGACATTATATGCAGTATATGATGCAACAAAAGAGCTAGACACTTTTAGTTATATAGATACTGGAAATAGCGTAATAATAAATGGCGACAAAGAATCATATGTAATAGAGACAACTCTAAAAGAAAAAGAAGACAATAATATATCCATAACACCAGTAGCTAAAAATATTCAGATAAGATACATAACATGAGCAATTTTTTATCAACACATCTTAAAAATATAGCATTCATAACAAATGAAAGACTAGATAATGTAAGCATAAAAAACTTAGAGGCTGAAATAGAGTCTATAACAAACATAGACGTATCTTCATTATCATATGAAAAAAATATAGAGCTATATAAATTTCTTATAAAGATATTAAACAATATAGAAACAGTAGAAGAATATAATGCAAAACTACAAGAAATTATAAATAAAATAGAAAGTAAGTTTGAATATATAAATAAAAGAATAAGAGTATCTCTATATGAAAAAGTTAAAAGCGCAAGACTTGTGAATGACTATACAATACAAAAGCAATCATTAGCCTTTGACGTAGATATAGATGAGCAATCTTTTAAAACTATGACTGGCAGTATTATAGATAAAAAAATATTAGCTATAAAATCAAAAAATAATGGAATACAAAAATTAATAGATACAAACTTGGTAAGAAACGTAAAGGTTGAAGGAAACAACGGACAATTTAGCGTTGGCGGAGCAATGCTAAGAAAAGCATTAAATGGATGGGTTGTAGCAAACAGAGAAGAAGTGATAGGAAATGAAGGGGTATATTTGGCAAAAACACAATCGACATTTGATGGAGAAAATGAAATAACAATATCAATTAATCTGGGAAGAATTACAAGCGTAGAAGCAATAACACCAGTATTTGTAGATCCAGAAGTTATAAAGATATATACATCAAAAAACGATCAAGACTATGATCTGGTTGTGTATAAAACGTCAACAAAAAACAAGACATTTATTTTAGATGATAAAAACATAAAAAATATAAAAATAGTAATAAATAAAAAGTCACCATCATACAAGCTTGGCAACACTTATTTATATGAGTCAAAAATAAAACAAATAAAAATTTCAACAGACTATGAAAAAGAAGAAGTATTATTTGAGACTAAAAATATAAACATAAACAAAACATTGTCAAAAATATCAATATCCACAATAGATAACTATGAATCAGATGACACAGATATTAGATATTATATAAATATAGATGAAAAAGGATATGAAGAAATAAGACCTACTGGAAAAATAAAAAACAAAGACATATCATCTATAATAGACATAGAAAACGAAACAGAAAATAAATTAATAAATTTAAAAAATGCAGAAAATATAAATGGAAAATTTCTATATACGCTAGAAATACCACAACCATTTGTAATAACAAACAATACGCACATATTTAATAATTTAAATAACTGGATATACACAGAAGGTGTGCATAAAGCGTATATATTTAACTATGAAGAAAAAGAAATAAACATAGGAAATAAGTTTATATATATAAATGGAAAAAAAGAAACAGGGATTTTAAAAATAAAAAAAGGAATAAACAAAATAGAAATACCAGAAGAATTTTTTATAAACCTATTTAATAAAAAACTATGCAAAAAATACACAATAAATGGAAGTGCAATTACAATAACATTTAATAATGATACAACAGCAATAATAACAGATACAATGTATCCATATAATGTAAAATTATTAATAGATGAAAACTCAGACTTTTTGTTCCAAAAATTAACAGAAACAAAAGACTTTAATTTCAAATTAACAGAAACAAATAATTTGCAAATTGAAACACTGACATCAAATGATGAACTGTACTGTGTATATAATAGCTTATATAAAAACACAGGCAGTATAAGAATAAAAGGAACACTTAAATCAACAAACAATAAAACAATACCAAGAATAGAAAAGATCATAGTTAGGGCAGAATAATGATAATAAGCAAAAAAATAACAGATAACACACCAGATGGTGTAATAAAGCTTTTTCAGCTTCCAGACGATTATATATCAGGAAGTATAGTAATCTTTGAAATAAAAAGCAATAAAACCGTTCTAATGCATGATTTTACAGAATTAGGTGGACCATACATAGAATTAGTGAATGCGCCAGAAATCAACTCAAAACTGTTAATACTGTATGACTTTAACGATGCGTCAATAGAGCTAGCATCTCAAACTATAGAAGGATTTAAACCGTGGGATAGCAAAAGACTACTAGACTTAGCTGAACAAATAATAATTTTATCAAAAACAGTTGAACAGCTAAAGAATAGTCTAAAATCTAAAGTAACAAAAGAAGAAATGCAAAGCTTTGTTGGACCATTATATGATGAAATAAAAAAACTAAACATCGCACACCAAGTCTACTGATTTTAGCTCAGATAAGACATGATAATATAGCTCATTACAAAACAAAAACTGATCGCCAGTTGTTTCAATGTCATATACGTCTATTGTTTTATCTATATTAAGAATTTTAAATGGATCATATTTGTATCTAAAATCTTCCTTATGTACAGATCTGCAATAGTCTATATAGCTCATTGTAAGTATTCTTCCAAAAGCATTTTGAAAAAAGGTAGTATAACTACCTTTTGTCTTTCTGTATGCAACCTCAAACTGGTTAACAACCTTAGTTATAACAAATGGCAAAAGCTCTGGCCAGTCATGCTTAAGCCTTTCGTAACTTTTATAATCCGTAACATATCCAGCTTTTAAGACAAATCTTTTAAATGAAGGATCATAAACACCATCTAGCAGACTCTGAATAAGCTTATCAAAATCTTTATATTTGGAATAAATAAGTTCACCAACTAGATCTTTATCAAATCCATCTGCAAGCACAGTCTTCCAGTCATTATCAGTTATTACACATCTATATCTTTCAGCTTTTGGGTTTAAATATCTAGCCTTAGATGCCCTTTTCATGGGATATGGCAGATACACTATACCATCCTTAGTCCTAGTAAAAGGAGTGCCAAGATAAGGAGCTAAATATTTCTCAACTGGAGGGTCATAATCAGGAATGGGAAGATTGTATTTTCTGCAATGAGCCAATATAGGTCTTCTTTCATTCTTGTACTGAATAAGCTTTTCTTTGGCTTCTGCTATCTCTTGTTCTGTTGGAACTATATTATCAAGCATATATTTCGATCTTATAAAATAATTTTTCAGGATTATATTTTAAACAATATTTAATGCCGCAACTAAAAGAAGATCCAGAAATAACAGGGATGTCATGTTTGGAGTTATACTCAACCTCAAGATCCCACTCAAGCCTATCTCCACAAATATAGCAACAAGTCATTAAAGCTTCTTCTATTGTGTCAAATTCTAAATCAGGATCAGCATAAATCCATGTATAATTATGCATCTATTCTGTATCCATTAAAAGAAATTGGCCTCATAAATCCCCATGCTCTATCTATTTCAAACTCCACCTCTACATTAGAGGCAGAGTGATTTAAGCTAAGTTCTTGCTCTTCATTTAAACACGAAGAGCATTCTGTTAATTTATTTAAATCAATATCAGAAGCAAGTTTATACTTAAGCTTAACAGTAATAATATCAGTTCCTTCAGACATCAATTTCACCATTATTTTCAAAATGAATTAAAAACATCAAACATGTGGCTGCATGAGAAAGATGAGAAAGTCCTGTTTCTTCATCTGTCTTTTCTCCCATTTGATAAGCATAAATATGCCTCAATGCTGCATCGAGATATCTTGAGTGTGGTTTGACAAGCTTCCAATTGTCTTTAGCATATTTTTTGGCTCCAAATTCTAAAACCTTAATTATTTCAATCAAAGAATCAACAGGAACAAGAGATGGCCTAAATTTACTAGAGTCATATTTAATTCCTTGTTCTTCATTTTTAGTTTCAGCACAAGTGGAAGCAGGTGCATATAAAAATTTATCCGTACTCATTATCAATACTCAAAAATTTCATCTGACATATCATCAACTATTGTATTTAAAGAATAATTAACATTGTCTGCTTCTTGGTTTGCATTTTGATACTTGTTAAGATCAAGCCAATTATCCATATACTTCAAAGGATTATTGGAAGTCCCTATAACATAAGAGCTGCCAAATAAAGAAGTAGTAACATGATAAGCATTGTAATCTATCCATCCTTTTAATAAAGATTCATTTAGCCCTATAATAGATCTGCCATCTGAAAATAAATGCTTAGCAAAATCAAGCTCAGATTGATAAACAGAATTAACAAGTTCAATTATCTTATCCCTGCAAGAGTCAAAAGCTATCTTCCCACGTTCAGTAGTAATTTCATGTTTTATAACATATAAATCAACATTAGCATGACAACCTATTTCATCTTGCATTATCTTTTGAACAAGCTTAGCTATTCCTTGAAATATCATTTGTTCTGCAACAGCAAATGTAGCAGCAAATGATGCAGCAAACTGTAGTCTTTCAAGACAATATAATGCTATCCAACCAAGAAAAACAATATTATACAATTCTTGATCATTTTTTCTTTGCCCTAACAAATATTGAGCACCAGCAATAGATAGCTCTTCAAAAACATCAACAACTGGCTTAAGTCTTGAAGTAATATAGCTATTGTGCATTACTCTTTTAAAGACTTCATTTGGGTCAGGAACACATTGCCTTACTATTTCTGAATATGTAAGACTATGTAAAACTTCTATTTCTGCATTCTTAGATATGGCTGCCCATAATTCTGAATTAGTAATAAAAGGAGCAAACAATGGAGCTAATGAACGTGCAGCTACGCTGTCAGCCTCCCATTGGAAGGCTATATTCTCTAACATTATATCCCTGATAGAATCTGGACATGTCAATAAATCCATCTTAGATTGAGATAGATCAACCTCATTCTCAGCCCAATCAATTTGTTTTTGTTGCTTATACAGGTTAAACAAAGTAGGATGCCTAACATTAACGCTATCATAAAGAGCTGGTGCTTCTCCTAGAAACAGAGAGTTTTTGCCAGTTAGCCATTCTGTATTTGCTTGATTAAAAATACTCATAGTGTACAAAATCCTCCATCGCAACCTTTTTGTTCTTCAGGTTCCTTAATCGTACTTGAAGAAACATCGACTCCAGAGGCACTATTAATATAATATCTTGATTTTAAACCCATCTTATGTCTATATAGCCAAGATTGAAAAATATCTTTAAAACTTACAGCATTATCATCTTTTGTATATTTTTTATAAAAATCTGAAGAAATACCTTGATCTGTAAATTTTTGAAATATAGCATAGGTATCAGTCATGTCTGAATCTTTTATGTCAAATGCAATTTGGTAATTGTCAGATAAATATTCCCATCCAGGAGCAATAAAAACTTTTTTGCTATCTTCGTCAATTTTTATAACTACACCATTTCTGATTGGATATAAACCATTTGTAGTATTAGAAGCTAAACTACTAGATTCACAAGGCATCATTGCACAAACAGTAGAGTTTCTTATGCCACCATTATCAATAATCTGCTTTCTAAGTGTTTCCCAGTCATAAAGCAATGGTTGAGTATGAACTAAATCAACATTCTTGTTATATGTATCTATTGGCAACCATCCATTAGGATATTTTGTTTTTAGCATCCATCGAGCATTGCCTTTTTCTTTAGCCAGTCTAAGAGAAGCTTTATATAGATAGTAAGCATGCATTTCAGCCAAACGATGCATATAATTTTTGCCTTCAACACTGTCATATCTTAAATTATTTAATGCCATAGAATATGCTAAATTAGTAATTCCAACGCCAACAGACCTTCTAGAAGTTGCAGAAGTAGCTAAACTTTCAAATGGATAATCCATTATAGATATTGCATTGTCTGCCATAAGCAAGGCATAGTAAGCAACATCTTCATATTCTTCTTCGGAAACTCTGCCAGCACATATTGCCATTAAGTGGCATAATGCTATTTCACCATCAGAATGCCATTTATACAAATCTTGAACACCATCAAATGATTTAGTTGGCAACATGATCTCTTGGCATTGACCAGTTAATATTCCATTAAACATGCCCTTACCAGAATCAGGTTCAGTAAAACAGTAAGTGTCATCAACTCTTCCGTTGTCAACAACAGAAGTGATTTTAATAAATCTTTCAGCCTCTCTTTGTGGCATTCTGCTTGATATTTTTAGCCTATTTAAATTAAGACCAAGTTGCAAAAGCTTGTATGTCCCATTACTGGCAATAAGCAGTCTATAAGATTTTTTACACCAACAATTGTAAAGTTCGCCAGATCCATCATTTTTAGATAAAAGCTTAAAGCCTTCATCTGCAAACACTTTAATTTTTGAACTAACACCTAATGTCTGAAGCATTAATTGAACTTCTTTTAAGAATTCAAGCTCTACAGAAGTTGCTGTAAGTTGCTGATTTAATCCATTATTATACACACATCCATCTGCATCTAAATAGCCAGCAAGCCAATTTAGTCTAGATTTTACAGAATAAAAAGCAGTTGGAACAAAAAACTTATCTTTAAGATTAGTGTAATGCTTGTATTGTCTATTAAGGTTTTCTTGAACTGTCCAGTCAGAGCCACCAGGAAATTGATTGGCTAATTTTATTTTATCATGATAAAGATATATTCTTTGACCTTGTGGAGTTAAACATCCGTCACCAGAATAAAATCCATTAATATATGCATTTTCTAATTCCAATTGGCCATCAACAACAGGCAATTCAAATTTACATAAAGCATCACCTGGTTTTAATTCATGCGCCCTAATCTCTTTGTACGGCTTATTGTAGCCATCAAAAATATAAAATTTATGATAAGGAGTGCATGATATACATTGTCCAGAATCAGTAGTTATGTCAATAAGTTTTTGATCAGTTCCAGTCTTTATAACGTCAACGGTAGCCCAGTTGTGGCCATTCCATATATCAACCTTTTGATTTTTTAAGAGCCCTATTTGGACGTAACCTTGATTAGTTAAAATCATTGTTTCTGGAGCGACACAAAGATTTGAAGAGTAAATAGTGTCATTAAATGGAGTATGCGAATTAGCATTATCTGCTGCAAATTCATATATGCGTCCAACTTCATAACTGTTTACAAGAAACAGCTTAGCAATATCTCTTGCGTTAACCATCCTTTTAGGAACATCAATAGAAAGATAATAGTTATATTTTTCTGTAAATTTATCTAAATCATCTGAATACATAGCTTCCCATAAATCTTTAGCATGGAAATAGCTTATAAGCATCCAGTCTTCATTTTTTGCAGCTTTTTGTAAAAATAATTTATTATAAACAAGAGAATAGTCAATATTCTTTATCTTTTTATCATCTACAGTCTTGGGATGTCTTAGTCTTAATAAGTCTTCAATCTCTGGATCAAGACAATTAAAGTGCATGGTACAAGCTCCTCCTCGTCCAGCCTGCTTATTTGCACAGACATTAGATTCTACTACTTTATAGTAGGGAAGCTTTCCTAAATGCTTAATAGTTCCATTCCTTACTGGATCACCCTTACTTCTAGTAAGCATAGCAGAACCAATGCCAGCAGAAGCACAGGTCATCATATAAGCAATATGATCGCCAGCAGAAATAGAAGGTATATCATCTTTAGAGACATATACACAGCACGAAGCCAGCCCTAGATGACCAGTTCCAAAATAAAGCATATATGGAGTAGGAGCATTTATTTTTCCAGAACTTAAATATTTATAAACAGAAATAACATCAGAAACTCTAGTTGATTTTGGCTGTATGGCCATAGACCCAAGAGCAACTCGCATAAATGTAAATTGTGGAGTTTCGTAACATTTTCCTGTAGCCCTATTTGTTAAAGCATACTTGTTTTTTATTTGAAACAACTGATTATATGGATATGTTAAATCAAGGTCATGATTAATAGCATCACCAATAATATCAAGTTCAGAATCAGAGTAATTCATATTTTGCCAAAGGTTGGCCTTTGTCATGGTATGATACATTTCTTTTAATGTTGGTATATTTTTAAAGCTACCAAAAACTTCTTTATAGCATTCGGCAGAATACAGTCTGCCAGCCATATATAGATGAGATTCATCCTCTTTATCAATGCAGGCTGAAATCATTGCCTTCTGAAGCTCAGAAGTAGTGCATCTATCATGGCATTTTTTAACAGCATCAAGAGCAACAGAAGCCCACTCAACACCATTAATATCAGAAGCCCAAGTAGCCCATTTGTTTAATTTGTTTGCGTCGAAATCAACAAGCTGTCCATTTCTTTTTTTAATTTGTTTTATCATTTAAATAGCAATATATAGTTTTTATTATCAATGTATTTTCAGCGAATGAAAAGATAAAGATCTTATCATAAATTTTAAAAACAATACAAAATTATTTATTATTTTTAATTTTTTGATACATATTTTTTCTGTATTGTTTTGCTTCATCTAGAATTTTGTTCTTTGGCTTATCAAAAACAGTATAAGAATAGTTAGTTGACTTAATATTTAGATTGATAATTTCTCTTAGTTCGTTTTCATCTTTTGGCATATTAGAGTCGTCAAAATATAAAATAACTATACCGTTATTTGTAGCCCATTCTAATTTAATTCTATCTTTTTTAATTGAATCAATGTATCCTAAATCATCTTTATGAAAATGCTCAACATACTCGTAATGCTGGCGACCTTGGTACTCTATAGCTATTCCATAATCTATAAGAAATATATCAAATCTTTGGTTTGTATCGGGGATATACAGTTCCCATTCCACTCTATTCGCAGGATATATTTTTATACATAAATCAAATAAATATCTTTGGCCAGCAGAACCTCTATTATCTGGAACACTCAATTATTTGATCCTTAGAAATATCTATTTTTTTGCCTTGATTAAAAATGCCATTATCTACAAAAAATTTATAATAAGCATTAAATTCTTCGTCTGTTATCTTTTCAAAATTAGAAGAACAAAACATATCAACTGCAAACTTATTAATGACTCTTTCTATATATAAAGATGAAGTAACTCTATCCACAAATAAGACAATAAAGTTACCATCATCTACCAATATTCCACAAACTCTTTGATTCCCATATGAGTCTGATATAGGCAATCCTTTATCTACATCACAAAGCATTTTTAATTTCATTTTTTCTTCTTTGAGTAAACATGATTTTTTGCACAAGCATCTTTATGCTTACACACATTGCAATAAGCTAAATTAGCAGAATTCGGAAGCATCAAACCTGAGAATCTATTTGCAATAGATTTAATATGATCGGACATATAAAACTTATTTAACACAATTTTTGTATTAGTAGAAAACAAATTCCAGTCATATCCAATATAATAAATGTTATTAATCTTAATAGACGCTTCATTGCAATAGTCAATAGCTGCAAGTATTTTAGTGTTATAGGCTGCATGAGCATCTTGGCAGCCTTCTCTTCTTATTAGGAGAAACAAATCTGTGCCAGTCTTATCCACCATTAATGCATCTATATAAGAATAGTATGCATTTCTAGGGCTTACACCAATGGCAGAATGAAAATCAAGTACAGTTGCTATATGCTGATATTGGGTCAAGAGACCACGAATAGTTTCATAGCCATCTACAAGCTTAGTATAAAGCCTTATAGATATCATTTTATTAGTTTCTTCATCAGGACTAAATTTTTTAAAAAATGAAGCAGTAGCTATATTCTGAAGACTCTCAAGAGATAACTTTGGATTATGAAGAAATTCTTTCAATAAATTACTATAAAGAACAACAGCATAATGATATGGGTCATTAAAATCATCAAGGCTTAAGCAGTCGTAAGATGAAAAATGATCCATATAAATGCCATAATCGTATTCATAATTTGCTATAAATGGACAAATAATATCAATTGGCAAATCCTTAGTAAGAATCTTATTCACTTTCATCATTGTCGTTCTCATATATCATTTGCATTTTATCTTTCTTATTAGCAGCAGCAATATCTTTCATCGTCTGCTCAGTTATTTCCTGAAAAAAAGCTTTATCTGGCCAAGACTTGAGCCAATTAGAGCCTTTAAAAGAAGATATTTTATTTTTCAGTTTTGTTATCGTGACTTTTTTAATTATCACTTCTGTATATTTCTATACAGCTCAGACTATATCATCATCCACATAAATGGATGTTGGGCGCTCGTGTTTTGATTATTGGATTGACTCCTCACAAATTAGTCGTTGCACCTTCCTGTCTACTTTAATGTCATTCGACAGGCTTGGCTCAGGATTGTCTTCGTCTTTACGTTTAGACTTTCCCTGAATTCACCCAATTCCTATCAGGCATTACTGTCTGTAGGGGCTGTAATTGGCTCAAAATACCAATAAATATAGTGGTACATTTTTTATTTTTTAAATTAATAGTATTAAATTATGTAAATTGAGCTTTATCAACCAAAGTATGCCTCGATTAAGGGATATTTGTTTAATCCATCATAAGAATGGAAATATAAATCAGATTCATCTCTTTTGGAATGCAAATCACTATACATATGTATAATTGCATTAGAATCATATTCCATACTTGCAGTCTCTGCCAAATCTCCATTTGATGGCTTCATACCATATGGTAATTTTCTATATTCAACAGTAGATATTAAAGTAGAATTAGTTTTAACACACATTGCTTTTGCCTCATGCGACAAAAACTTATATTTCATTCTACCTTCTTCATACTGCGGAACTGAAACAAGATGCATATTGTCCAAAAATAAAAATACATGTCTGTCTGGATATTTTTCAGAATAATGCTTAATTAAAGATTGAACAAATTCAAGGCTATTTCCATCTTCTGCATCATATATAAGATACTTATCTTGCTCCATTAAGCTAAATAATTTCTTATAAGAAATATCTCTTTCTGCCATCAATACATCATATTCTATAGAATCTTTGTATAAGTAAGGAGTTGCTATTTTATTTATATTTAATAAGTCAAATAAATCTTGATTAGAATCATAGCATCTTTTTGCTATATCATGACAAATAATACGCGGCGTGATTTCTTTTATGCTGTCATCTATAGTTAGGTATATAACAACAACATTATCATTAAGGGTTGCAAGATTCCATGATAAATTGACAAACATAGAGCTTTTACCAACATTTGGGCTTGCTCCAAGAAGTATCATTTTTTGTCTAATATCACCAGTAAAGGCATTATTAAAAACTCTAAAAGAATCTCCAAAGTTATACTGAACATGAGAATCTTCAGTTTCTTGATATTGCTTTACACCTAAAATATTTGTAATTCTAGTATTAGTATCAAAGCAAGAAGTTTTAAATTGCTTATCTGCAATTCTAATTTTATCAAGAGCAGAAGCTAAAACAGATTCTGCGCCAATAGTATTTCCAGAACTAAGTTGTGATGCTAAATCATCAAGAATAGATTTTTTTATACGCTCTATTTTTATATCATCTGCATTTATTATTTTACTTATTTCTTCCCTAATAGCTTTTTCGCTTATTCCAGTATATTGGGAAAGCTCTTTTATCATGCCTTCTCTTTTGATAGAAGATGGATCAGTTGCAATAATAGGTATCATAGAAAGGCATATAGATTCACTATCTACATTTTCGTCATAATCAAACTGCTGTAGTCTCCAAGAAAATGGGTCTATTTTAGGCAGCTTTAAAAAACTTTCAGCACCAAATTCTCTAATGTACTCATCAGGATCTGTTTTAATAAAAGTGAATGAGCCATTAGAATCTAATACTTTTTTTTCTGGCAAAAAGATGAATCTTATTTTTATATCATGAACTTTCTTTAAAGCATCATCAAGTATTTGCTTAGCTTTTATTTGCCCAGCCTCATCTCCATCAAGACATACAACAATATCATATATGCCATTTCTTCTAAACATATTTAGATGAGCTTCGTTAAGACTTAATCCACATATGGCAACAGCATTAGTTATGCCATGAAAATGAGCAGTTGCAGCATCGGCATTACCTTCAAAAACTATAGAAGGGGCAGGCTTAGATTTGGCGATATGAAACATGTAAAGAATTTCACTTTTCCTTCCAATGCCACATCTAGGATTAACTTTACTATTGATAAACTTAGTTCCGTTAATAAGCCTTCCGTTTTCATCTTTTAGACCGTTATAGTTTAAATTACGAGCAGAAAACGAAACAGGTCTTCCATGTTCATCAAAGAGAGTAAAGATTAAATTATTTGGATTAAATATGCGATCATGGTCTAAATCATTTTCTTCCATAAACTTATAGCTATAGCCCATATTTTTTAAATAATCTTTAAGATGAACAATATCATGACAACAGCCAATTCCATGCTTAGATGCAAATTCGGAAGTCCATCCTCTTTTGCTTATCTCAGAAGTATGAATACTAGAAAAGTCTTGAACAATTATATATTCATGAATAGCCTTATACATATTAACAATATTCATTTCATATATTTCATCTTCAGACATTTTAGCAACTTCTAAAGGAACATTGTATTTTTTGGCAAGATAAACAACAGTGTCATCTATAAACCCTGGCCCAATAATTGGCCTATGTTCAGATATATGACAAGCATTAAAAATATCATATGTTGCAGAACAACTATGGCACTTTAATAATGGAGTACCATTAGATGTTTTAAACATTGACATAGATGGAGAATTGTCATCATGAGCTGGATTTAAGCAATGTATTTTCTTTCCAGAAGAAATATCAACATCATATTTTTCAGAAATATACTCAGGAAGAAAAACTTTTATTTTTTGAAGCTGTTCTTCTAAATTTTTTATTTTAATAAATGACATTTAGAATACTCATAATTAAAGATGATCATCAATATTTTTTTGAGCTAAACACAAATCACTGTAATTGCAATATACACTACTGCATTGATAGTCACCCAGGGTTTTAGTTGCTGGAGATTTACAATACTCTTCATATTTTGTTTTATAAATCAATCCAAGCTTATATTTTTCATGCACTTGAGAATCTGTGTATTTATGCTGAAACTCAGGATCTGGAATAGATTTATTTCTTAAATGTTGAACAAGAGAATCAAATCTATCCTTGATTGCGGAATATGATATTCTTCTATCTATATAAGATATAGGCTGATTAAAAAAATTAGTTGTAGTAACTTTTGGATAAATATCATCGCCATCTTGATGAATATGAATATGAAATTCTTTATTGTTTTCAGGGCCACTACATGACCTGTCTATGTAGTTTAATATAACAGCATCTACTTGGTCTTTGAATGTGCACAAGTATATAAATGACTGAAGCAAATTAAGATCTTTTGGTCTAGGAGGATTATCTTTGCTGCCACATATTTCTTTTTTTGCTGCATAATTATTTCCGGCATACGTCTTGTTTTCAACTATATACTTGCCAGAATCATCCTCTGGATTATAATTTGGGCCCTTTATAAGTATATCTATCTCACCAGAAACAAAAAGATCAGTATTAACAAACTTAACGCTATTTGCAAGCCAAAGGCCCATTTGTTTTAGCTGCTCTGTTAAATAGTCTTCCCAATTATTGCCAGCAGCAAAAATCCATTGTGAATAAAGACCAGACGGATTTGATTCTGCATACCCAGCAAACCTATAGTATTGTTGCCTTAAACATGACCCAATAATACTACAGTTGTCAACCTGATTGATGCATGAAGCACTAGATGGATAAAACGCAGGAAATCTATCAGTTTTTAAATGTGAACCATTCATTAAATGTTGGTTTAGTAAATCATTTAAGTACATTTTTATTTTCTATCAAAAATTTTTTTTGTGCATCTTCTATTGCACTATCTTGTATAATATTAAGATCAGATAAGCATTTTGCAACAGCCTCAACTTTAAGTGTAGAGGCAGCCATAACTGGCATAGACTTTTTTAGGAGATCCTCCACAATGGTAAGTCTTCTATTTAATTCGTCTATTTCATATGAAAGTAAAGTTATTGGCTTGCCAGTATGTTTTTTAAAAACAATATTTAATTGCTTTAAAACTTCTATCGTCATTTTGAATCTATTCTAGTGATATATATATCAGGTATTTTATTAAGATCTCGTATCATTTCTATTTGGTCATTGTTTTTTACTGGAACAGATTTAACAAAAAGAATTGTCTCATCTACATCAAGATATATATCAATAAATATTACTCCATCAGACTGATAGTATTGATCAAGTTTATTTTGTATTGTTTTGAGTCTAGCAGAAGAAGGAATTCCAATTAAATGTAATCCTATTTTTTTATAAACTTTTACATATGAAATATTTGACTTTTCAATCTTTGAAGACAAATCAATAACATTTAAAACAACACTACTAAATCCCCTGTCTCCAACAGTAAAGTCAGCAAATGCTATAATGTAATTGCCTTCATAACATACCTCAGAATGTTTTGTCCATGTTTCAGCAAAAAAAGTTAAGCTAAAAAAACTTCCATCATGATCTTTGCAGTCAACAAATGCCATAATGTTGCCATTTTTAAGTTGATGTTTTTTAACTTTTAAAATTTCACATAAAACATAACCTCTATACTTAGAGGATGTTCCATTTATTCTTTCTTCTATATATTTAACTGGATAAAAATCTTCATTAACAATTGATCCTATAATATCAAATGGATTTCCAGAAATATGAATACCCATCAATTCTTTTTCTTTTTTAAGAATCTCAAAGACAGAATATTCATCAATATTAATTTTAAAATACTCATCCTCTTTTTTTATAAAAGAAGAAATATCAGCAGCAGAAAATTCTTTAAGCTTCCCATTGTTTGTAAAATCTAAAATAAATTTTTCAAAAGACTGCTGCATTGAAGAATGCTTGACACCAAAAGAGTCAAGTGCACCAGTATGTATTAATGCTTCAATGGCTTTTTTATTAGCAATTTTATTAACAGTAGATTTTATTAAAAAATCAGAAAAAGAAGAAAATGGTCTAAACTCAATAAGTTTTTTAATAACAGCAGGACCAAGACCTTTTATTCCATTAAAACCAAACAATATTGAGCCATCTTTAGCAATAGTAAAACCATTAGAAGAAAAATTAATATCAGGAGGTAAAACATTTAAGCCATTTGCTCTAGCATCATCAATATACCTAGACTTTTGATCTGGATCATCTTCTAGGGAAATACATGCAGCAAAGAATTCTGATGGATAATGAGTCTTTAAATAAGCTGTATAGTAAGTTAAATGAGAATATGAAACA